CAGAAAAATGGCACAACAAGTAAAATTGGGCTATTTGATAAATGGCAAAAAGTTGGTAATTGGACAGTAGTTGATGCTTTTACCAAACACATGTCAGGACAACACGACCAATCCAGCCACGGCAATTGGGCTGGTGGCACAACAAACATTAGTTCCGTTAAAAGCAATAAAGATGTTTGGACAAGTGACGATGGTAAACAAAAATCTGTCATTACTAAAGCAACTGCTATTTACACTGATAAAAATGGTGCTAAATACAATTTTGAATTTTATCAAGAAATTGACGCTGGTAATCCAAATGTGTGGAATCAAGTAAGTGGTTATGTATCTTTTAATCCTGTAGTTAAAACAAGTCCTTTTGATTGGGAAAATAGTTCTTATCAAGGAATAAATCCTTCGTCAATGGATAAATTAACTTGGGAATCAACAAAATCTGATTCAGCAACAATTAACACTATTCATGTTTCTAAAGGTTACAGAAGACTTGGCATTGCTTCAGCAATGTTGGAGTTTGCTCGTCAACAATCTGGAATAACTATTTCTCATTCATCAAATTTGACTTCTGAAGGTAAATCGTGGAGTGAAATTGTGAAGCATCTTGCAGGTCAGCACGACCAAAGTTCCCACGGTAACTGGGCACATGGCGAAGCAAAATACTCAGTACAAGACATAACTGATGAAACACTGGTGGGCATTGCTCACGATGTTATCGTTGCTGGTGAATTTCCTAGAGTTTTTGTTGGTTTTGAAGAAGTAGATGGAACAATAAGTGATGATACAAAAAAACTTATTTATCAAACTATTGCCGAATTGCAAACGCATTTTCCAATTGAAGGAATGCGTGTTGAATTTGATGACAGCAAAATGGAAGATTACAAAGCCAAAGGTCATTTGTCTGATGTTGTAGGTTTTTGTACTTTGGGTAAAGGCGAAATAGTTCTCAGTATGGAAACAGCAATACAGGAAGAACATAATTTATGGGGAGGCGACCCTGCCCGTGCAGATTCAAAAGCAAATTACATCATGTCTGTTTTAGCCCACGAATGGGGTCACGCTCTTGATAAAAGAACACAAAGCCAACTTGTTGATGACCAGTTGGCTCATGATGAATACAAAAATTATCTTGCTCAAAGCAAATCAGAATGGAAATGGAAAAAAGAAGGACAAACTACTTATGGGATGGAAAACACAATGGAGTCTTATGCCGAGGCTTTTGCGGAATGGTTTTTTTCGGCTGGACAAACCTCTTTGCCTCATGTTCAAGAAATGGCTTTAAAGTATGGTTGGGATACTGGTGTTTTTAATCTAGTTAAAACTATGGGTTCAAGTATTTTAATTGCTGATACTTTTAGTAAAACACCACCCCCTTCTTTTATTGAGTTGCCTGATGTAAGTAAACATCTTGCAGGTCAACATGACCAGTCCACCCACGGCAACTGGGCTAAAACAAAAACTGATTTTAGGCATGCTTTTGGCGTAAATGACCTTGTACTTGAAAACGCTGATGTTCATGAATCAAAAATTAACGGTTCTAGTTTTGCAACTTTTTTTGACAACAGGGACAACATTACTGAAGACCAAAAACGAGATGTGTTGGCTTTAGTTCATGATTTGCAAACAATTGCACCGTTGTCACCAATGTCTGAAGTAAAAATTGTTGTAAGTAATGATTTTGATTATGATTCCGAAATGCAACGAGGTTGGACTGTTAATTTTTCTGAACCAGAAAAAATGAAAACGGTATTTGATGAAAAAAATCTTAGAACTGTTCGTGAATTAGTAAAACCTGCAATTCACAAAGTTATTATTGCTGTTCGTCCTGAAGACATGAATCATTACGCTGATGAAGATACGGCTCGTCAGAGTTGGATGCCTTCAGCCAATGCCAAACAATTTTTTGCTATGGAATACTTTTTGGCTCATGAATGGGGTCATGCAACTAATTACGATGCCCTTTTCCATAAAGGTGGCAATGGAACAATGGCTGGAAGCGGTTACAAAAACGAACAAACTACAGGTTTAATGTTAATGGCTCATGAAAATCAGTTAAGTCCGTATGGTAGAAGCAATACTGGCGAGGGTTATGCTGAAGCGTTTGCTGAATGGTTTATGACTGATGGTAAGTCTGAAATTCCTATTGTTCAGGCTTTGGCTAAAGAAGATAAATGGGGTATGCAGTACAAATGGAAGAAGTGATTTAGTATGTTGCAAAGTCCTCCAATGTTTTCGGGTCAAAAAATTGGTTGTACTTTTGGCTTAGATAAACCTGTGGCTAAAACAATTTTTGTTGTTCCTCCTTTAAGTTTGGTCAAACATCTTGCTGGGCAACATGACCAATCAAGCCATGGTAACTGGGCACATGGTGAAATGCCTTATCAGTTAAATCCACGAGTTATTTCCGACAAACCTGTTTATGATGAACAGGCTGGAAATGCTTACTACCCAGCAGTTAACGCATTTTTAACACAAATTGCTAGAGAGTCCAAAGGGGTTATTAATGAAAATTTACATCAATACCCATTGTCGGCTGACGGAACACTCCCTACAGGTGATGAGTATTGGGGTGTAAATTATTTTCTTGCTCGTAAGGCTTACGAAGCAGTAACTGGCAAAGAAGATTACATCCGTAACGATTACGGTTTTGACGGAAAAACAACAGTAATGCTATCTATCGTAAATGACCCTGCTTATCCTAAAATGCCACAAGAATGGATAGATGCTTACGATGCCAAAGTTCAAGCATGGCATGATGACCCTGCTAATAAAAATACACCAACATTTTATGCTCCCAGACCTTTAACAGATTTGGGTGATACAAAAAATGTTGCAAGTCAATTAATACGCAATGGCTTGATAACAAATGAACAGTATCAAACATGGTTGGTTAAAGAAAATGCTTTTGTAATTAAAAAATTGCAGTCATACAAATTTCCTTCTGGTGAAACCGTTAAACAAGTTCTAGATAAATTTGGCGCAAGTCAATTAGACACTTTGAAAACCATTGTTTCTGAACAACCAGTTACTATTCAAATGACTTCGGCTCGTTTAGCACGATTCATTAAAGATGAAAGATTTAAGACGGTTTATGAGGTTTCATCAATTGGTAAGGGTTCTGCTAGAGGAAAGTATTTAGACAGTAGGGAACGCCGTGAAACTATTCTTGGGGTTCCTACAGATACTCCAGATGAACAGCGTCCAGTTTACGGCTATGTTGCAAACAACGGGAATGAAATTTTTGGTGATGTCCGTCTTGTTTTGAAAGATGAAACAAAAAATAGAACAACAATAACGGTTGGTGATTCTATGGATGGTCAGGCTAAAGTTGGATGGGTCGCTTCTGATGTTCGTGATGGAAAAATTTCTTCTGACAGATTTTGGCTAGATTCACCAAATGCTGTGGTTAGAAGTCTTTATGACAGTTGGAGTTATCGCCCTACGGCAATGTTTAATACCAATTCTTCTAACGATGCAATTGTTAGTAGCAAAAATAAATTTTATTCTTATGTTGTTTCTGGTTATGTTGAAGCGCAAGTTCATGGTGGAATAAAACTTTCAGATGTTTCTCAAGTTATTATTAAAAATTCTGATGCCATTAATCAAACAACAAAAAATAAATTAACAAGGGCTGGTATTGAAATAATTGTTGAACCTAACATTCAGTTACAAGAACAATCAGATTTTTTGCAGTATGGTTTAGACTACCCCGATTCGCGTGATTCAAACCCCCCATTTACTTACAGCGGTTACAAAGATTGAGTTGATGTTGAATGAATTCTATTATTTCTAAATTTGGTGGTTCATGGTCTTGGAATGGTGAATTGACCGAAGATTCAATAATTACTTTTGCTAACAATGACCAAATGTCTTTTGGGGCTTTGATTGGGCATACTCATGGTGATGCTCTTCAGTGGTGGCTTGATGAGGGTATGCAGGGTGTATCTAAACATCTTGCTGGTCAGCATGACCAGTCAACTCATGGTAATTGGGCAGATGCCATTACACATGAAATAAATGCATGGAATCCTTTAGACCCAGTTCCTTCAAGTCCTCGCAATGCTGGTGGGTTTACTGCTAGGGCACAAGAGGCTTGGGAACACGGACCTGACGGCACTCAATTTGTTGAATTATTTCGCAAATACGCATGTCAGGCTTTAGGCTTACCTGTTCCAAAAACTCCTTACGACAAAGGCGGTTATTTGGAATACATGCTTGAGCGTGGTTGGGGTGCCCCTAACCGCAATGAAGTAAAAGGTTTATTAAAAGCAATTACTAATAGTAAACCACAACCCGTGTTATGGCGTGGCATGCAGTCTTCAGAAGATGACCAACTCACACAAGATTTTAAAGACCTTAAAACAGGGGATGTTTTTGACATGCCTTTGGTTTCTACTACTCGTTCTCAAGGTGCGGCCCAATGGTATGCGGCCGAGCGTGGGCGAGGTCAAAATGCTGTTTTGATGAAAATTCAGGCTGGGGCTAAAGGCTGGGCGTTTGGTAATAATGCTTATTACACACAAGATTCTGAAGTTATTGTTAGTGGAAAATTTCAAGTTGTTGGTGTAACCAAAGTTAAAATGCCTTATTGGGCTAGACATCATCTCATAGCAAGAAAAGTTTCTTGGACTGATGGCACCCCTGATGCTTGGGTTGCTTACGATACTGGTGCTGGTTGGGTAGATAATAAATCTGAAACTCAAAAGAAACAAATTTTTGATGCTTTAGGTGCAAAAGACATGAGTGCTTTTGAGTCTAAAGATGTAACTTTTAGTTTGGATAGAAATAGCGGTAATGATTGGGAAAGAACGGCTACTTTATGGACTCGTCAACCTGATAAAGAATTTACGGTAGTTGAGGTGAAAATGATTGAACCTCATGTTGTTTCAGACGAAGTTGCTAAATCTAAAGGTCAAGATTTGGGTAACAAGTTCTATTGGTTATTTAATGACCGACCATTTATTAATCAAAAAGACCCAAATAAACCAGCAATGGGTTAAGCGAGTTGACCTTTTGAGGTAATGCTTCTGGGGTATTCTTGTCTAGTATTTCAGGAGGTTTTGTGTCACGCATTGCACGGCTCGCCAAGTTTATTGGGGTAGTTGAATCTTCTGATGTTGTTCTGATTAAGCATTTAGAAGGTTTGCATGACCAATCCAGTCATGGTAATTGGGCTGATAATGTAGCCGAAGTAGTTGTTACGCCGACAAATGGAATGGAAAAATTAGTTCTTTCGCAATTAACGCAATACGGGATTGATTTAGGTATTGAAAGTTTTGACGGAGTTCCCGTTGAGGAATTGGATTTAAATGGCAATGGCAATGGGGCACCGCGAATTGCAAATTTTACGCCATGGTTAGGTGGCAGTATTGCTGAAAGAGAACTTAAATCAAAAACAGCAGAAGCAATAGCAAAATCTGATGCAATGCTCAATGTTTCAACACAAGATTTGCTTGATTTTAATGTGGATGCAGTATTTTTTGCTCGTCCTGTTGCTACTGAAGATTTTACTAAACAGTATGTGAAGGAATTGCAAATTGCTATTACTCCTGCACAAACAGAGTATTATGACGACAATGGTGATGGCGATTTAGTAAATGGAATAAATCTGGTTGCCGAATTGGATAGTGGTGAGGTAGAAGTTCATCACTGGACTGATGTTTTAGATTACGAAATCACTGACAAATTGGGTATTAAAGATGGTAAAGCCACTCCTGCTGAAATTGCACGAGCAGTTCGGATGCACAATTCTGTAGAAAAAAATTATGTTAAATGGGCTATGCAAGGCACTCCACAGGCTGAAACAATGGTTCGCAATGCTTCTTGTAGTACTCTTGTAAAATTGTGGGCACAAACATCAAATGACGACTATCCTGCCAGTCTTGCGGTTCAAGAAGCAGTAAAAAAACAATTTAATTTGTCGGATAGTTCAGATTGGCCTATGACCGATGAAACACAAAGTAAAGTTACAAGCATTTTAAGCAAACATGGAAAACTTTTACAATCTTATGTGCAAGCCACTTATGATTTAACACAAGATTTTTTAGCAAAACAAGGAGTTCAAGAAGTTACAGTTTATCGTGGTGTTAGTGATGTTGCATCTTTGAATGGTTCTGCGGATTCTGTATCAATTTTTGATGTGCAAACAAGACCTGCTTCTTCTTGGAGTCTTAGTAAAGAAACAGCAAGAAATTTTGCTGTTGAATTTGACTACAGTGACCCGTTAGATACTAAAAGAACAGTTGGTGGCGTAGTTGAGTCTGTAGTAAACGCATCTCAAATTCTTGGAATGGCTGGTACTGGTATGGGTTGTTTTCATGAATTTGAAACAGTGTTGTTAGGAAAACCAATGATAGGACGAGTTGTGCCTTGGAAAGAATTGAATCCAAAATAATGAAAAAATTAAAAATAAATGTTGATGATTCATTAATTAATTCTGATTGGATTAAAAGTGCAAGTTGGGATTTGCCACTTGAGCCAAAAGCATTTCTTATTGCAATAGGTGGTAATTGGGAAAATTTTCAGCATTTACCAGCATTTAGAAGTATGCCAGAATCATTAAAAATTGCTGTAAATAGTTATTTGCAATTTGATTTGTCTAAACATTTGACAGGACAGCACGACCAGAGTTCACATGGTAATTGGGCTAAAAATGGTGGCGTTGTTCATAAACCAAATAATTTGACTGGTGTGGCAATACCTTGGAAAGATGGTACGGATTGGAGCGATGTTGTTCCAACAGGTGCCCCTGATGATAAACAAATTGAGTTTGCTTCAGGTTTATGCCTTGATTCGGCACCTTTACAAGCAGTTGGACAAGGACGCATTTTTACCAATCGAAAAGACATTGCAACTTATGTTGATGAAGTATTTGCCAAATACGGTTATGGTGACAGAGTTTACCAATTGTGGCCAGATGAAGACGGTCATTATTTAGTTGATGGTATTGAGGCTGGAGTCACTCGTGGCAATGTTGCAGACGAAAATCATCCTTTACACAATGCAACTCTTCCTGTTTTAATTTACAAACCTAAAGGTGTTAGCCAATTTGTTTTGTTGCATGAAATTTCCCACATTCTTGAAGGCAATTGGGTGGAAGGCAATGCAGGGGATGGCGGTCATAATTTACCATTTTTGGAAACTTGGAAATACTTGTTACGCAATGAGGGCTTAGATAAACAGGCTAATGTTTTGGATTTGTTTTCTTACAAAACTGATGGCAATGGGGTATTTTCATGATTTTAGATGATGTAACTTTTGATGTGGTTTACCCCGATTTGGGTGTTAAACATGGTGTGAAAGTTGAAAAACATTTGCAAGGTCAGCATGACCAGAGTTCACACGGCGATTGGGCACATGGCGGTGCTAACAGTGAAACTGATTATCAAATGAGTCACCGTCCTCCAGAACCCGAAGATGGTGCCCCTGCATACGATTTAACTGGAAATGGAAACATTTATCCAAAAAATGTTTATGATTCTGATGGTGCCAGAATTTATGGGCACGGTGGCAACAATAGGGCTGAAGATAAAAAAATCCATGATTTGCTTGTAAGTATTCGTAATAAACCCGATGCTCATGTGACCATTTATCGTGCTGTACCCAAAGGCGTTACTAAAGTTAATGCTGGTGATTGGGTTACTATTTCCGAAGAATACGCCAAATTACATGGCGAAAGTAGTGTAACTGCTCGTTTTGGTGATTACGACATTTTGCACACCACAGTTCATGCCAATGAAATTTACACTGACGGTAATTCTTTGTACGAATGGTCTTATTATCCGCAATCAGTTCAAAAGCACCTTGCAGGACAACACGACCAATCTACACATGGAAATTGGGCTGGGCATAGTGGAACAAAATCTGATTATCAATACCCAGTTGCCGATGCAATTGATAATGTAGTTGCTGGCAAACAAGGTAAAATTAGTCCATTAGATGTTCATTTCTTTATGGAGCAAATGGCTAAACGCCAAGATAATCCTGATTTAACTAACCTTGAAATTGTTGGAACGCATTTTTACACGGGCGACAACATGGGCATTCCTAGGGATAAAATGCCACAAGTTCCCTCTGGTTTAAAAAATGAATTTCTTGCTGAGATGGACAAAGAGGGAATTTCTTACAAACGAGTTGATTTAAGCCCACAAGCGTTGCACCCAATTCAATCGGAAATTTCTGCTTCAAAATCTGCTCAAATTATGTTGTCATTGGAAGAAAAAGGCATTAAAGATGACGACAAATCTAGAATTATTGTGTCTAGCGATAATTATGTAATTGACGGTCATCATAGGTGGGCCGCTATTTTGTCCATGAGTTTGCGTGACAGTTCTGTGAAAATGCCTGTTATTCGGGTAAATGTTCCTGCTAAAGAATTAATTGATGTGGTTCTTGCTTGGAATGATGTAGTTGGCGTTGCCCCAATTGCATTGGGTGAGAATAATAAAAATAGTGCGTTTTCTAAGGCTTTGCGGTTTGACATTGCTATTTTACGGGCTAAGATTAAATCAACCGAGGTTGAGAAACACCTTCAAGGTCAACACGACCAATCAACTCACGGACGCAGGTTCAACAGCCATGTTGCACCAGAAGTTGTTCATGATGTGCTGTCGCAAGTAGCCGAAAACGGTGGTTTATCAATCAAGTTAACAGACGGCTCACTGCCTCCAGATGGCTACATGGTATCTCGAAACAGTGACAAGTTTGGCACTGTAGTCACGGCATCAGATTTTTTTAACGAGAAAAAAGGAGCCAAAATTCTTGGTGCGTTCTTGATTAAGAACAAATCAGAGTTGGGTTCTGGTCGTGCCTATCTTGGTGTGTGGCATGAAACAACAAAAACAATTAATGGTGTAACGGTTGAAATACCAAAAGAACAGCAACAAGTTCATTTGGATGTTACGGACAAAGTTGTTAGTAAGAAGCAAGCAATTTCGTTGGGTAGAAGGCGTAACCAAATTAGTATTTGGGATGTTGTAAACTTTGATGAGATTCAAACAGGAGGTACTGGTGGAACAGTCGAAAAAGGAAGTCATAAACATAGCCTCATCCCCGAAACCATTGAATCAGATGACGGACGAGGAAATTATGGATTGGGCGGAAAAAATTTACGGGAAGTTGCCGAAGCCTCAGTAATTGTTCAGGTTCCTGTTGATTCTGATTTTTTTAAACATTTTTTAGGTCAGCATGACCAGTCCAGTCATGGCAATTGGGCACACGGTACGCATTTAAATGCTGTTAAAGGTGGTCACAGTTTGACGACCAGAGAAATGCTGGATTTACGAAAACAAAAACACGACCCTTTGCAAAATAAAATTTATGGTGCTGAAGCCTTGTTTAAAGAAAGCGTAATGGGTAAAGACCATTACGAAGAAATGCGAAAAAATCAACCACAAGCACCAAAAAGCAGTGATTTTGAATCACGAGATGATTATGTAAGAGCGTTTAAAGATTACAGAAAAGCCCACACTGTTTGGGCTAGAGAGTCACATAAATTTATTGTTTCTGACTTGGGTGCAAAAAATTTAAATGGCACTTTGTCTGGAATTAAAAAGTACATTACGACTGTTATTGATGACCCTTGGTTTGTTGAAACTTTTGGTAGTGGAAATCAGTTAAGAAGTACTTTAGAAATTAAAACTAACAATTCAATGACTTTATCTGGGTCTTATGCCTATGGCGTGATTATTAATCGCACTACTGGTCGCGAAAAAACCACAAGCGAGTTCAAAATAGATTCACATTACAGTTTTAGCGAAAGTACTCTTTTGCATGAAATTGCTCATTATGCCACGGCTATTAGTGAAGAAAATCCTCATGCGGCCCACGGTGTTGAGTTTGCGGAAAATTTGGTTACGCTTGCTGACCATTATTGGGGTTCCGAGTTGGGTGCTAGTTTGCGTAATTTCTATGTACAAGAAGGTGTTTTAAATGGATGATTATTTAATAGTTGAAAACATTGACCCTATTGACCCTGATTGTATTCCTGAACGAATGAAACCGAGAGAATTGCTTGAGCCGACAAAACCTGAATAGTTAATTTTGTTTGCTATTCTGTCGGGAAGGAGTTCAAATGTCATTTGATTTAACTAATTTAAGTAATGCTGATTTGGAAGTGTTACATAAGTCTTTGCATGCTGATGTTGCTGACCCTGTAAAAGTTCAAGCCCACCATCTTGTCACAACGGAGTTGCTGGTTCGTGGTTTAGACCATGGACATAAAGGCGATGAGTGGAATCGTGCTGTTATTGAAGTTGGCGTTGAAAACAATGTTCCTGTAAATAAAGCGTTTGATGGCATCCCTTCTGATGTGGTTGATACGGTCAATGTTGAGTTGGGTTATCCTGAATCTGTTTCTAAAACCACTATTTTGACTGTTGATGGTTACACTTTAAAATTCGATACGGTGGCTAAAGATGCCCCAATGAACATGAATGACCCTGAACCTGAAGATGCACTAAATGAAACCCAATCTGCAATTTATGAATTTTTGGAATCTTTAACCGAAACCGTTGGTAAGTTCAATAAAGGTTGCGGTGCTAACGGGGCACATTACATGGAAGAAAATCCTTTCATGTCTGAAGGTTTAATGTGTGCAAATTGTGTATTTTATGAAGGTGGTCAAGGTTGTGAAATTGTTGAGGGGCAAATTGACCATTGTGCTTTATGCAAGTTTTGGATAATTCCTGAAAATTTATTAAATGGCATGTCTAAACACATGCAGGGCAAACATGACCAGTCAACTCACGGGGATTGGGCACACGGCTCTTCTGTTAGTGGTTCGGATTTTCAAGCAATCACTAAAATTTTGAGCAAAAAAACTGTTCGTTTGTCCTACAATGATGGTTACGATTCTGGTCGTGAGTTGAAACGCACTAATTCAAATCCTTTTGCCATTCCTGCTGTTATGAAACGGCATGAAGAATTACATGGTTTGTTGGATAATTTTCGTAAAGGTTCTGATTCACTAACTAATGGTGTTTATGCTGACCAAATTGTTACGGATGCAGGATTTTTTGATGCTTTAAATGGTAGTAAACGCAGATACCGCCGTTTGTTAGTTGACCCTATTCCTCAATTAAGCACTATTCCGTTATTGAAACACCTTGCTGGTCAGCATGACCAGTCAACTCACGGGTCATGGGCTAAATCACCTGCTGGTGAAGGTTTGCATGCTCCAGAAGCAGGTTCTAATAAAATTTATCGTGACACTGCTGAGGGTGGCGGTAATTATGGTGGTGTTAAGCGTGGCACTTCTACTCCTGAAGCAACTGGTGGCTACAAGTACGGTATTCCTGAAGCAATCACTGGGAAAGAGTGGGGTGGTTCTGAATCAATTACTCCTAGCGATTCTGCTTGGCATCATTTGATGCCTAACCCTAATTACACAACTACCAATGGGCAATTAAAGTATGTTTTTACTCCTGAAAGATTAAAACTTCATGAGGAAATTGTGCATACTTTTGTTGATGGAACTAAGAGTCAAAAAAATCCCACTTATTATCTAATTGGTGGTGGACCTGCTTCAGGTAAAACCACAATGATTCGTAAAGGTAAAGTGGGAGTTCCACAACCAATCACTGACCCTGCTACGGATGCTTTTATTTCTAGCGGTGATGCTGTTCAGGTTAATGCTGACATGGTTAAAACTATGATTCCCGAAATGAAAAGAATGTCTACCAGCACCTCTATGGCTGATTTTAAGGGTGCTGGCACTCACACTCATGAAGAATCTTCCATGTTGGCTAAGGCAATTGAAAAAGCAGGTTTGGCTAAAAGAGCAGACATTGTTTATGACAGTACGGGCAATGGCAAATTTGAAAATCTTCTTGGCAAGATTGATACTGCTCGGCAAAAGGGTTATGTTGTTAAAGCCTTTTACGCGACAGTTTCTGTTAGTGAAGCAATTCGGCGTTCTAATAACAGGGCTAAAACTGAACGCCGTTATGTTCCCCATAGTGTCATCCGTAAAATTCATAAAGGTGTTAGTCTTACGGCTCCTTTGGCTTTTGAAGCAAACGCTTTTGATGAATGGAAATTGGTTAGCACTGAAGGTTTTAACGCTACTGTAATTGCACAAGGCGGTAAAAACACTCCCAAAGTTGTGTTTAATCAAGGTATGTGGGATAATTTTATTGAGAAGGGACATGCATAATGATTACAGTTCAGCAATTAAATGTCATTACTAATGCTGTTGCTTACGGTAACACATTGGCTCAAGCAGGATTACCAGATACGGCTGAGTTCAAACAAGCCTATGAAGAAATTTCTCAAGATTTTAATAAAAACTTTGAAGAAGGACAAATGATTGCTCCTGTAAATGAGTGGGAAACTTTTGAAGATGGCGAAATAGACATTTTTGAGGCTTCATCATTGGCTCATAACGGTAAAGGTTTTTATGACCAATTCTCTATTGATGAAACTCCGCAAATGTCATTGGTTTCCAAGGCTGTTAGTGAAAACCGATACACCCTAGGTCCAATGTATGTTCCTGACCGTGTTGATGCTCATGGTGAGTGGACGGATTCTGCTGAGTTGCAGAAATCGGTTTGGGATTATGTGCGTAAAGATGACCGCCGTATCCGACTTCAGCACAATAAAGATGTTGTTGCTGGTGAATGGGTTGAGGTCATGGCATGGCCTTACGAAGTTTCAGTTCCTATGCAAAAATCTGATGGAACTATGGAAGATGTTACTTTCCCCAAGGACACTGTTTTTCTTGGCGTTGTTTGGGAACCATGGGCTTGGGAAATGGTTAAGGCTGGAAAGTTGATGGGTTATTCGATTGGTGGTCGTGCCCAGCGTCTTGAGGTTGATTTGCCAGTTGCTAAAGAAGACAGTTCATCTACCGTGTCGGGTCCTACAGTGAACACTGTTCATGTGGATACTGTTATGGGTGGGCAAAAGAAGAAGCCCAAAAAAGATGTAAAGGTTTCTGACGAAGATGTTTCTGACTAACGATAGTGATTATGTTCCTTTTGGAGCAATAAATAAAGCCGTTGGCGATGTTGCCTCGTTATTGCGTACAGCCTTGGCTGATGTTGTCACTTTTTACACTCGTGCCCATGGCTTTCATTGGAATGTTAAAGGTTCGGATTTTGCTCAATACCACGAACTTTTTGAATCTATCTATGAAGATGTTTACAGTTCAATTGACCCAATGGCTGAAAACATGTTGAAACTTGGCGTTGATGCACCATTTAAGTTGTCAGATTTTATTGCTTACCGAACCCTGCCAGAAACCACCATTGGTTCTGCTGATGACCCCCGTTCCATGGCATCAGATTTGCAGAAGGCAAACCTTCAACTTATTAATACATTAAACATGGCTTTCACTTCTGCAAACTCGTCTAATGAGCAGGGTGTGGCTAATTTTCTTGCTGAACGCATTGACATGCACAAAAAATGGGATTGGCAACTTCGTTCTAGTTTGGGGATGTAATGCAAGTTTTTAAAGTTGGTACTTCAGTTCGTTATCGTGAATCTGGTCGTGTTTATCATGCGATTGTTACTGGTGTAACTAATCAAACTACTTTGAATTTGCGTATTGGTAATGGTTCAACCAAAAGAGTAATTACGGGTGCAACCAAAGTTTCCAAACACGGTTCATCTACTGGTTTTTATCAAAGTCGTTAAATCCGACACGCCCAAAGTCAAACCCTCAGTGTAATTGATTTGTGTTAATTTTGAGCAAGTCAAGATTTGCAGTTAATTCTGCATGTTCAGAACAGAGGATGTTATGGCTCGTACAACAACTCGCAAAATGGTTAATCTCGACATTGAGGAAACCAGTGGCGTTGACCGTCCTGCACATTTGCATGATGGTTGGTTGGTTATGAAATCTGCTTCTACTGAATCTGTTAACGAACTCCTTGAATCATCCGTTATCAAACAGGAGGAATCAATGTCGGAAACCATTGAAACCCGTCTTGAAGAAGCAATGGATTTGCTTCAAAAGGCAGAAGAAAGAATTGCTGAACTTGAGGAAGCAACAGAGGTTGACGCAGAAGTTGAGGCTCCTGCTGATGAAACCGATGAAGTAATTAAGTCAGCCCCAGAGCCTGTGCAGAAGGCTTTTGAAGTTTTGCGTAAGCAAGCGGAAGAAGCAGTTGCTAAGGCTACAGAAGTTGAAGCCGTTTTAAAGTCAGAGCGTGATGCCCGTGCAGATGCAGAAGCAGTTGCTAAGGCTCGCTCATGGTCACACCTTTCACTAGATGCAGACAATGTTGGACCTGCCCTTCGTAAGTTGGCAGAAACCGATGAAGTTCTAGCAAAATCTGTTGAAGCAGTTCTTGAGAGTGTTAATGCTCAGGCTGAATCAGCAAACATTTTTGCCGAAATTGGTCGCACTTCAGCCAATACGGGAAACGCTTTCTCACAGATGGAATCAATGGCTAAGTCCATGGTTTCTGCTGGTGAAGCAAAAACATTTGAACAGGCTTTTGCTGACATTGCATCAGCCGAACCGTCATTGTACGCACAATACCTAAACGAGAAAGGTGCTTAATTAACCATGGCATACGAATTCAGTAATTACAGCGTAAAGATAACACTTGTTGCAGGTGCAGACCTTTCCGCTTTACAGTACAACTTTGTTAAGTTGAACTCCAGTGGTCAGGCAATTGCTATTGCGGCCGCTACAGATGTACCTGTTGGCGTTCTTCAGAATGCTCCACTTTCAGGTCAGGAAGCAGAAGTTCTAATTGTTGGTGGAACCAAAATCGTTGCTGGTGCGGCGATTACTCTACCAAGTGCAATTGGCACTGGTGCTACAGGTAAAGCAGTTGCTCTTGCAACTACTGATACCACAAAGTATGTTGTCGGTTCATTGATTTCTGCTTCTGGAGCAGACGGAAATGTTGTTACAGCCGTTGTCAATTGTGCCAACGCTACACGGGCTAACTAAGAGGAGTTAACTAATGCCACAGCCATCCATTAATAGCGTTCACATTGACGCTATTCTCACTAACATCTCAGTTGCTTACATGCAAAAGGCTGAGAACTACATTGCCGACAAGGTTTTCCCTGTTGTTCCTGTAGATAAGAAGAGCAACAAGTTCTTCACCTACACCAAGAACGATTGGTTCCGCGATGAGGCACAACGCCGTGCAGATGCTACTGAGTCAGCAGGTTCGGGCTACAGCCTTAACACTGATACTTACAGTGCAGAAGTATTTGCATTCCACAAGGATGTTGGCGACCAGACCATCGCTAACTCTGATGCACCTTTGTCACCGCTTCGTGAAGCGGCCGAGTTTGTAACAAACCGTATGCTTCTTCGTAAGGAAATTCAGTTTGTTTCTGACTTCATTAAGACTGGTGTTTGGGGTACTGACCTAACTGGTGTTTCTGGTACACCTTCTACTAATGAATTCAAGCAGTGGAGCAATTTTGATAACTCTGACCCATTGGAAGACATGGAACTTGCAAAAGAAACCATTCTTTCAACCACTGGTTTTGAGGCTAATACTCTTGTTCTTGGCTATCAGGTATTCCGTAAGTTGAAAAATCACCCTGATTTGGTTGACCGTATCAAGTACACCTCTTCAAATGTCATCACCGAAGACATGATTGCTCGTATGTTTGGCGTTGACCGTGTGCTTGTTGCTAAGTCAGTAAAGGCAACTAACAACGAAGGTGCTACTGGTGCTTACTCGTTTAATGTTGGCAAGTCTGCTCTTCTTTGCCATGTTGCTCCAAACCCAGGCCTCTTGACTCCTTCTGCTGGTTACACCTTCGCTTGGAATGGTGTTTCAGGCGGTCTTGGTCAGAGCATTGGTACTTCACAGTTCCGTATGGAAAGCATCAAGGCTACTCGTGTTGAGGCTGAAATGGCGTTCGATAACAAGATTGTCGGCTCTGACCTAGGCGTTTATTTCGCTTCGGTGGTTGCATAACATGACTAAGCAGTACCGCGAGGTACTGCGTCCGTTTGACGGGAACGGAACTCGTTACCAAAGTGGCGACATCGCTGAGGTGTCAACATGGAAACATGCTCACAAATTAGTGGCTACTAGGTACTTGAGTTCCTTCCTTGTCAAACAGGGGCAGAATGAACCTCAAGAAGCCAAGGCTGAAGAGCCTAAAAAAACTACGGCAACAAAAAAAGTTGCTAAACCTACTACAGATGTAGAGTAGAAGTAGCGACCTGAAAGGGTCGCTCTTTTACTTTAAGGAGTCTTTATGTCTTTTACTTATACTGGCGACCCAGCAAATTCTGATTTGGATTTGATTCGTTTTTTGCTTTGGGATACTGACAGCACTGATGTGCTTATGTCAGACGAAGAGTACACTTACATGCTGACTACTTGGGGCAATGTGTATGAGGCTGGTAGGGCTTGTGCGGAGCGTATAGCGGCCAAGTTCACTCGTCAGGCTGACCACATCACTCGTACTGTTGGCGATTTAACGATTTCTAAGTCTTACACTGCTAAGGCTGATGAATACACTAAATTGTCTGATGAGTTGGCGGAGCAAAGGGCTAGGTTGTTTCCTGCTACTCCTGTTGTTGCTCGTAATAATTTGCTTGCCACTTCTGACCGTGATTTTAGTTCACCTCGTAGGACTGATTTCTTTGAGGGCATGACTGATAACAGGTCGTTCTAATGGCTATTGATGCTGAACTTGTTGAGTTGATGGTTGATTCTGTAACCATTTATCCTTATACAACTACGGATTCTTACGGTAAGCGTTCTAAGGGTTCGGGTACAAAGTTTAAATGCCGTCTTATTTACGATACGCAGTTAAATAAAAATAATGATGGGCGTGATGTGTTGTCGTCTGGTCGCATTATTACGGCTGATGATGTATCTACCGTAACCGTGGATTCTAAGTTGCTGTTGCCTGATGGTTCAACTCCTCCGATTGTTTCTGTTTCGGTTATTTCGGATGAAACTGCTGTGTATCATCATGCGGTTATCAGGTTTGGACGGTAGTTGTGGCTAGAGTTGGCATTGAATGGGATGGGTTGGATGAGTTGAAATTTGCTCTTAAAACTTCCCCTCCTTATTTGACGGACATTTTTGAAATGGCTTTGGCTGAGGAATCGGCTGTAATTTTTGCTCGTTCACAAATGCTGGTGCCAGTTGCTACGGGTGTTTTGAAGGGTTCTGGTTATGTAACTTCAGTTAAGCGTTCTGGTGCTGTAAGTTATCAGGACATTGGTTATGGTGGACCTGCGGCCAGTTATGCGATGTGGGTTCATGAATCGTTTTCTAAGCATACGGAGCCAACTCAGCGTAAGTATTTGGAGCGTCCTGTTAATGAGCGTTCTAAGTTTTTGCAAAAAAACATTGCTCTTCGTATGAATGACATGTTGCGTAGATTGTGGGCTAGATAATGAGTACGATTCTTGAGGCTGTTGGCGATTATTTGGTTGCTCAGGGTTATGGAACTTTGGGTACCAACATTTTTTTAGGAAAGATGCCTAATAAGCCCGATGTGTGTATTGGTGTTTATGAAAATGAGGGCGGTTCCCCTGATTTCACTATGGGAACTGTTTTGTTAGACAATCCTGCTATTCAAGTCATTGTTCGGGCTGGGATTGAAGATTATCCCACTGCAAGGGATACAGCACAGTCTATTCGTCTTTTGTTGGCTCAGGTAGCCAATACCACCTTGTCTGGTATTACGGTGCTTAGGATTGCTCCTGTTGGCTCTGTGTTGCCTATGGGTGATGACACGAATGACCGACCTCATGTTAGTGCCAATTTTAGGTGTATTATTCAATCATGACCCCGAAAGAGTTGGCTTGTATCAAGTCCATAGATTCGGCGATTATGCAATTGCAAGCAATTAGGCTTGCTTTAGTGAGTGCGGTGGTTGAAAACACCACTGAAGTTGCAAATAACGACACGCCCGAAGGTGCTTGTTCCCATAATTCAGTTCAAAATTTTGAAATGATGGGTGAAAGAAAAGTGTCCTTGTGTCTAGATTGCGATTTGCAATGGGAGCCACAACAGTGACCGAAGGGAAACCAGACGCTTATGGCAGGAACACGCAAACAGACGAACTCCCAAGGTGTTGGCGTTGCAACAGAATCCTTGCTCTTAAAGTCACCCGACCTTGGAGTATCAGGTGTTCAAGATGCAAAGCCGAAAATAACGCTTAGTGATGACGATTTGAGTTCATTGGACGAGAATGCTCGTGGCTCCAGTCAATGCAAGGTTGCGTGGATTCTTAGTCAGGTTGATGATGCTCAAATTCCACAATTAAAAAAAGTTTTTGATAATCCCAGCATTCATGCAACTAAAATTGCTGATTTGTTAAACCGTTATGGCTTTGCTATCAGTTATTCAAGTATTTTGCGTCACAGGAAACGACTTTTTGGGTCTGGGTGCAGGTGCCCTAAGTGAACCTTGATGATGAAATTCAGCAATTGTTGGAACCAGTTGAGGCTGGCAAAACAATGGAGCCTACCCGTAAAAAAGATGCTGAATGGCGTTCAGGAGCAGTCTGGGACGGTAATAGCGGAACTGTAACCACAGATGCTATTGCTGGTACTGACCCTCCTGAGTGGTCTGCTGTGTTGTCTGTGTTTGAGTTGAATCCTGATGAATACCAAGTTGTTGAACCTGTTCTTTTTAACGCTTGGCATGGGGCTACGGCTGATGGACCCCAGTTGTTTAGGCAGTGGAAAGCCAAAATTATTCGCCGTGTTCAGGGTTCTGAGCAATTAGATGTTAGCGAATTAGTTGATGAAATTAAGAAACATAAACCATCTAAAAAAGTTCCTGTTGGTGATGGTGCTTTTTGTGTGGTGTTGGCTGATTGGCAGATTGGTAAAGAAGGTACTGATGAAACTGTCAAAAGAGTTTTAAAAGGCATTGACGATGTTGAAACGCGAGTTCGGGAATTGCGTAAAATTGGTCGCTCGCTTGGAACTCTGTTTATTCTTTGGCCTGGGGATAGCGTTGAGGGTTGTGTTGGGTTTTATGCAATGCAAACTTTTGGTGTTGAGTTGGATAGGCGTGACCAAGTTAAATTAACTCGCCGTTTGTTGCGTGATTCAATTATTAGATGGTCAAAAATTTTTGACAAAGTTGTTGTGGTTGCTGTTGGCGGTAATCATGGGGAAAATCGTGGCGGTTCAGGTAAGGCTTACACCACTTTTGGCGACAATGATGATTTGGCTGTTGTGGAACAAGTTGCTGAAATTCTTGCTTCCAATAAAGAGGCTTATGGACATGTTGAGTTCGTTTTGCCTAAAGACCATTTAACTATCACGGTTGAGATTGCTGGTTGGATTCTTGGTTTGACTCATGGACATGTGGCTCGTTCTGGTGGTACGGCTGAAGCCAAGTTGCATGGCTGGTTTAACAAAATGGCTGGTGGTAAACATAACATTGGCAATTCTGACATTCTTGTCACGGGTCATTATCATCATTTGCGTCAGGCTGATTGGGGTGGGTGCATGTGGTTACAGGCTCCTGCGTTGGATTCGGGTTCCGAGTGGTGGCGTTTGGTGTCTGGTGAGCATTCTCAGGCTGGTATTCTGACTTTTGCGGTTTATCCTGATAAACGGGTAGCAGATTTGGAGGTTTTGTGATGCAACATCCTGCTGACATTGCGTCTTATGCGGCGAGTTTAGTGAGTGGCGATAGGAATGATGAGTACGGTCATCCGTTGGACGATTTTTCTCGTGCTGGGTTGATTTGGGAGTCCATTCTTGGTGTGCCTGTGAGTGCTGAACAGGTTGCTTTGTGCATGATTGGGGTGAAGATTGCTCGTGAGGTTCACAAGTCTAAACCTGACACCATCATTGATGGGATTGGTTATTTTTTGACTTTGGCTATGGTTCGTGAGGAACGGGCTGAACGCGAAATGGTAAAAACTAAACCAGAAGTGTGATACAGTTGAAGTGTCAGGACGAGAAAGGACACTTATGGGAATCCAAATTGGTACCACAATTACCGTTGAGTTCAATGCGGAGCAAATAGCAAAACTTGATTCGGTGCTTCAAGCGTATGAATCTTATGTATTTGACCCAGTTGCAGAACCAGCCCGATACGAAAAAGCCCAAAAAGATGTGGCATTAATTTTCAAAGCACTTCATGACGCTGGTTATCGCTAAGTTGGAACTAAACCCAAAGTGTGTTATACTTAAAGTGTAAGGACGAGGAGCATAAATGGAAAATTACAGTTGGGTGGTTGACCCGTTATCAGCCCAAGCATCTCTAGAAAAAGCACAAAAATTAGTTAAGCGAGCCAACAAAAAAGGCTTGAACGGTGGCTATTCAGTTGAACTTATCAAAAAAGTAAATCCTGAAAACGAAGCCGTTTATTACGAAATTGCTGTAACTGGCACACCTTACGAAATTGGTGGCTGGACTTTTGTTGGTGTCATCGAATGGGTTCCAGAAACCGAGTTGTTCATCACCAAATCTTCACCGAACTATGAAGGTGCCGAGATTGACCGTTCATTGGTCAAGCAGAACGCATGTGACCACTGTGGAACTAATCGTAAGCGTAACTATCAAGTTGTAGTTGAAAACGCTGAAGGTGAACGAAAAGTTGTTGGCTCTACTTGTACCAAAGATTTCTTGGGCTGGGCTTTCAGTCCAACTTTCATTGATTCGGAAAAAGATTTGGAAGAATCATTCCGTGGTTACAGTAGTGGGTATGAGCGTCCAGCAACCACTGTTTCGGTTTTGGAAACCGCGTTGGCAATCATCAACGAGATTGACGGTGGCTACATCCCATCCAGCAAGTTGGGTGCCACTAAAGATAAAGTTTTGACTTTTGATTTCATTTGTAAAGAAGATGCCAAAACCCCAAATTATCCTTCGCCTTACATTCGGGCTTCGTACTCAATTGAATCTGGCAAATACAAGGCTCAAGCAGAAGAGTTGATTGTTAAGGGTCGTAAGTTTGTAGCCGACAAATCAGGTAGTTACTACGACAACTTGAAAGTTGCCTTGGAAAGTGAATTTGCGTTTCCATCGTTGGTTGGCTTGATTATCTCAATCATCCCAGTTTTGAAAAAAGTTGAGTTGGAAGAAATCAAAGCCAAGGCTGAAGCCGAGAAGCGTTTGGAAATCGAAGGTGAAGTCACCATCCAAACTCAGTTTGCTGAAACTGGAACCAAGGTGGTGTTGAACCAAGCCAAGGTGGTTGATGTTCACGGTTTTGACGGTGCCTATGGCTGGGTTCAGATTTTCACTTTTATCGCTGAGGGTGCCCGATTCAAATGGTTCTCAACGGGTGGATTTGATGCTGAAATTGGTAGCACGGTCAACTTGAAGGGAACGGTCAAGGGCTTTGATACTTACAAAGATGCCAACTCAACCTTGTTGACGCGATGCTCAGAGGTTAAGCCAAAGTTGACCAAGGCTGAGAAATTAGCATTGGCTAATACGGAATGGCAACTTTAATAACAAACAGCCTAGGGAGGGCAAAATGACAGAAACAATTATCAAGTGCGAATCGTGTAAAGAAGTGATTGAAAATGCTGAGGATTACGCTCAGTATGGTTCACTGTCGGGCAAAACTCTTTGTGAATCTTGCTACAACTCAGATTCTGAAAATGCGTCAACAATTACTCGCTTTTCTGGAGTGGTAAACGAAACCCCTGAGCAAGTAATTTTTGGTGAGCATACTTGTTATTCGGGAACCATTGAAGAAATTTATGATTCTGAAGCCCCACAATGGTTTTTGGATTTGTTTAACAATGAGTTCAAAGGTCGTAATTGGGTTCGGTCAGATGCTTGGCGTGGCTATTTTGACACCACTAAAAACATGACTGGAGTGGTTGAGTTGGAATCGGGCTGGATGACGGGCGATTATTCTGATGTGCCTCACAAGCAATCTAGCCACACTTTCCTTAACAGGCTGTCTAAGGGCTACACATTGCCCCCAAAGCCTTTGTATGTGTTGTTTGAACCAACCAGCAATGTGTTTTCAACTGCTACAACTTATTTGACCAAGGCTGAAGATGCACAAGAAATTAAAACTTGGATTAAGAATCAAGTTGACTTGCATTCAGCATTGAGTTAAGGTTTGTAACAGGTTATTGCCTTGTTGAGAGAACTCGTCCTTCCTTAACACAAATGCCGAGTTGTTCTGTTCTTGCTTTCGGAACAACTCGGCATTTCTATGTCGGCGTGTTTCATGTCGGCGTGTCACGCCAAAAATGTATGCTATGTGGTAACGAAGTGACCAAGGTGTCCCCAGCCGTTATCGTGCCCTTGGTGGTCTTATGGCAGGGATTTCGCCTTGCCTATTAGACGGGACTGGAAATGCCTAAGTATCGGATACTTAACGCTTTAATTAGTTATCCACCCAACAATCAGGTTTATGCTGGTGACATTGTTGATGATTTACCAACAAAATCAGTCAAATGGTTATTGGAAGATGGTCACATTGAACTTGCTGATGATTCAAAATCTTCTAAAAAACCTGTAGCAGTTGAAATTCCTGAAGTTACAGAAGAAACCATTATTGATGAACCCATTATTGATGAAGAGGTATCAGAATAATGCCAACTTTCCGTCATGGTCGCAAAACGGCTATTTTGTTTGATGCCAATAATTTGTCGCAATACATGAATTCGGCTGGGGTTTCCAATTCACTTGACACCAACGAAACCACAACTTTTGGCAATGATGCAAAAACTTACATTACAGGCATTGAAGATGCTGGTTTTTCTTTAAGTGGATTGTTTGAAGGTTCTGAGAATGACCCAGTTCTTCGTAGTGCTTTAGTTGCGGATAATGCCAGCAACATTACTTCAGGTACTAGCAACGGAACTGTCACTATTGCTTTTACTGTTCCCACAATGGAACGGGCTTTAACTGCTGGTCAAAGAATCACGGTAAGTAACACTTCTCAGGCAACTCACAATGTTACTGGTGTGGTTGCCGTGTCACCTGCACCAACAACAACCAGTTTTAGTTTAACTACCACAGCGACAGTTGCCACAGCATCTTCGACAGGTGGCAGTGTTGTCACTGATGACAACCGTTTTGTTACCGTGTGCCAAGAAGGTTTAACACAAGGAACTCGTTGCTTGCTTGCTTCTACCATAATGAAAAGTTACGAAATCAAATCGGCAGTTTCTGATGTGGTTTCTGTTTCTGTTGAATTACAGGCAGATGGTGGCATTGAGGCTGGTTATGTTCTTCAGGGTGCCACAACACTTGCAGGTGCTTCGGGTGTTAATAACGGAACAGTTTTAGACAATGGTGCAACCCTTGGTGCCACTTCACGAGGTTATGTAGCACATGTTCATGTGACTGCAAACACACTATCTGTAAGACCAACTATTAGAGTTGAGCATTCAACCGATAACGCTACATGGGTTACGCTGGACACTTTTACTGGACAACTTGCAGGAATTGTTACGGCAGACCGTTTAACATCGTCTTCAGCGACTGTTTATCGTTATGTTCGTGCATCAGTTACGAGTGCATCGGGCACTGGTAGCCTCACCTATTCGATGGCTTTTTCAAGGAGATAACATGCCAACTTTTCGTCACGGTAAATCCGCAGTATTCACTATTACTGACGGAACCAGCAACACAACAACAGAACGCGACATTTCACAATACATTCAGGATGTCGGTTTTTCACGCTCAATTGACATGGGTGAAGTTACAGCCCTTGGCAACTCAGCGAAGGCTTACATCACTGGTTTGCAGGATGCAAGCATTTCAGTTAGCGGTAAGTTTGACCCAACTATTGATGGCTACATTCAAACAGTTATTAGTGCCCTCACTGGTGGAAGTCAAGATTATTTATCATGGACTTACAAGGCTAATAGTGGTGCAACTTCTTCAACCAATCCAAAGTACAGTGGTACTGCATTAATCAAGTCATACGAAGTCAAGGCTGGCGTGGCTGATGTAGTAGCGTTCTCTTTGGAACTACAGGTTACTGGTGCAGTAACCCGTGCAACAGCATAACTAAATAAAACAATCGTGGCTTAGTGCCCCAAACCCTAGGAGTAAAAATGTCCCTTCGTGAAAAGATTCTGGCAACAGATGACATCTTGAAAAAAATTGTTAATGTACCTGAATGGGGCATTGATGTTGAAGTTCGTGGAATGACTGGTGCTGACCGTACCACAATCCTTGAGAACGCTGTCAACCCAACTACGGGAGCAGTTGACTTGAGAATTATGTACCCAGCCATGGTTATTGCATCATGCTTTGACCCTGAAACTGGGGAACAAATTTTTACTCCAGAGGACAAAGACTTGTTGCTCTCTAAATCTGCTACGGCTCTTGACCGTTTGGCTCAAGAAGCGATGCAGGTTGGTGGACTCACGAATGATGAGGTCGAAGAAGCAGGTAAACAGTTTCCTGCTGTATCCGAATCGTAGATTCGTCTTCACTCTTGCACGGGAATTGGGGAAAACGGTTGGTGAGTTGCTTTACGGCACTCCCAACCAACCCCCGATTTCTGGTTATGAGTTAATGCAATGGGAGGCTTTGTACGCATTGGAAGCCGAAGAATCTAAAGATTAACTGTAAGGAGTTGAAATGTCTGAATCCATCGTAACTGATGTAATTGCGAGGATTTCTGCTGACTCCGCTAATTTTGTTCGTGGCATGCAAATGGCCGCGGATTCTGCCCAGCGTATGCAACAAGTTGTTGCTGGTGGCACTGAGCAAATCAATGGGATGACTGCAAGCATGGAAGGCATGCAGATGCGTTCTCAAATGATTCAAAAAGGGCTTGCTACTCTTGGTGTTGTTGCTGGTGTTGCTGGTGGTGCTTTAATTCATTTTGGTATGAAATCTTTTGAAGCGGCCGCCCGTGTTAACGAACTCGACATTGCCATGCAAGCGGTTGGAAAATCAACTGGTTTAGGTTACATAAAACTTAAAGAAGCAACTCTTGCGGTTCGTGACAACGGTATTGAAATGCATGCGGCCCAAGAAATGATTTTGTTGTATGCAAAAGCAAATCTGGATGTGGCTAAGGCTCAAGAAGTTTCTCGTGTTGCTCAAGATTTGGCTGTTATCTCACAATCCAATTCAACGGAAACCGCTACTCGTTTGACTTATGCCATCATGAACCAAGATACTCAAATGCTTCGTTCTGTGGGTATTACTAAATCTGCTTCTGAAGCATTTAGCGATTATGCAACTGCTAATCACATGAGTGTTAAAGCAATGACTGAAACAGATAAAAAACAAGCAATTACCAACATGATTATTTCTGAAGGTGCCAAAGTTGCTGGAGTATACACAAAGGCTATGGAACAACCTGCTAAAGTTTTGCGTTCATTTCCTCGTCTTTTTGATGACATTCAAGAAGCAGTTGGTCAAGGTTTGACTAAAGCCTTTGGTCCATTAATTATTAATGCTTACGAAGCAACTAAAGAATTCAGCAAACTTGTTCGTGAAGGTGGAGCATTAAATTGGATTTTTGATGCAATTGGTAGAACTTTTACTTACATTATGAAACCTCTTACTGACATGTTGGCAAAAGTTGGTGAATTTTTTAAGAAAAAACGAGAACTTTTTGAAATGAGTCAAAAATGGCGTGAGTCTGCTGAAGGCGTTAAAGCCTTAAACAAACAAACTCAAGGACTTGCTCAAAAATTTGCAATGTTGATGCCTTTAGTTACGGCTATTACTGGATTTTTGGCTATTAAGGCTGGTAATACTTTCTTGGGTGACTTGCCATTTATTGGTGGATTCCTTGAAAGTTTAAATCCTGTTTTGGGTGCTTTAGTTGGCATGATTTTGACAAGTCCAGAAATTCAAAAAGCATTAATGAGCATTGTAAAAAGTTTGACTCCTTTACTTAAAATCGGTCAAGAAATAGCAGGTTTTTTTGCAAAAGTTTTGAATGGCGTTTTGCATCTTGTTGCTCAGGGGCTTGAAAAAATGGCTAAATGGGTTGCTGTTGGAGTTCAATGGTTGGATAAACACCGCATTGTTGTTTACGCAATTGTCGCTATTTTGGCTATTTACATGATACGAACTCAGGGAGTTTCAAAGGCTACAGAATTATGGGGCAAGGCTACCGAATTTGTTAAAAAAATGTTGGCTGGAGTCAATTGGCAAGTTTTGGCTACAACGGCAGTAATTGTTGTTTTAGTCGCGGCCTTTGTTTATGCGTATCAACATTCTGAAAAATTCCGCGAAATTGTTGGTAAAGCGTTCAACATGGTCGGCAAAGTAATTTTTACAGTGGTTGGATACATTTTAAAAGCGTTGGGATGGTTGTTAACTGCTTACGGCAATTTAGCAAGTTCCAGTAGCGGTTTTGGCAAATTTATCCGTCAATTATGGACTGCTATTGGCAAAACAATTTTCACTGTTATTGGTTTTGTTTTAACTCTATACGGCAGATTCCTTATAGCAATGTCGGAAAACATTAAAGCCCATGGGGTTTTGTATAAAGTTATTGTTGCAGTTGTTAACGGGATTTTGAAAGTTTGGACTGCTGTAATTTCCGCTATTTTGCAAGCCATCGCAACTATTTTGCGTGGTTTGGGTCAATGGCTGGCTGGCATGAAATCATTTGGCGAAGCCTTTACGCAAGTTGTTAATGGTCTAATCAACATTGCTAAAAATCTTGGCAGTATTATTTTTAAAATTTTTAAAGGCATAGCAACTGCTCTTTGGAATTTGGGTAAATCAATTGTTAATGGTGTAACTAATTGGGCTAAAGGTATTGTTGGGGCACAAGCCGAAGTTGAAGATTCAACTGCTCATTTAGGTGATACGACTCAAAAATGGGGAGTTAAAATTGGCAACCAAATGCTTGGATTTGCTGACACTTTGGAATCATGGGCAACTAAAGTGCGAAAAGTGGGCAATACACCAATTGGTGAAAAAATTGCCGATTTTTTGGGCAAGGCTTTTGGGATTGCTGGCAACAAATTAGTTGAATGGGGTGGAAAAGCCACCGAATTTGCTGGAAAAGTTGAAGGTATTGTTGACACTGTTGTTGACAAAATTTCTGAAGGTGCTTTAAAGGCTGGTGCTTGGTTAACCAGTGCTGGTGATACTGTTTTATCTCACGCTAATGATGATTTCTTTTCGAAATTTAAAGATACTGCAAAAAAGTTTGGCGAACTTGCTGGCGACCTTTTTGGTGCAGGTAAAACTGCAAAGCCTGACACTAGAAAAGACCCTATTAAAACTGCTAATGAAAAAATGCTTAATGATTTAAAAAGTGTTGGTGCTAAGGCTAAAGAAATTGCTAAAGAAACTTCTAAATCGGTTCTTGATGCAATGAAATCAAGGGCACAAGAAGTTTTAGATTTTGCTAACGAAATCCGTAAAAACATTAATTCTTTTGGCAGTTTGATGTCCCTTGATGCTTCTGCTGATACTCCTGTGAGTTCAGAAATGATTACGGCTAATCTTCAGCAAAGATTGGCTCGTATTACTGAATTTGGCGATGATTTGAAAAAACTCAAAGGCATGGGTTTAAATAATGCTTACATTCAGGAATTAATTGGTGCAGGTCCTGTCGCTGGTGACAAAATGGCTAAGGCTCTTATTAGTGCTGGTAAAGGTGGAGTTAAACAAGTAAATACCTTGCAGGGTGCTATTGATGTGGCTTCTTATGCAATTGGTGACATTGGTGCTAAGTCACAATTTGGTATGGGTGTTGCTGAGGCTAAAGGAGTTCAGGCTACCACTGTTCAAACTTTTGAAAATGGGGCTTTTCAGTTCCATTTTGGGGCTAATGTTGATAAGGCTACACAACTTGAAATGGAAAAATCCATGAAAATTGCAATTAAATCTGCGTTGGCTGAGGCTGTTCGTCAAGGTAAGGCTAAAAAGAAATAATTATGTCCACTGTAGTTTTGCGACCTAATGGCGATGGTGCTGGTGCATCTGCTTTTCAAAGATTAGATGGTAATACCACCAATTTGTATTCAGTTCTTGATGATAGCCCTGCTGATGACACTACTGGTGTAATTAAATTGGCTGGCACTGCAAATGGTACCAAGCGTATGAATTTTGACATGGAATCAACTACTTTAAGTTCGGCTCAAACGGTGCGTTATGTCCGAGTTCGTGCAAGGGCTACTGCTCCAGTGAGTTCAAGTCGTTACGATTTGCAAATTGGCACTGTGGTTTCGGGTCTGTCTTATTATTCTCAACCTTTAAGTATCCGTGGCGAGTACGATAATCCAACTAATTTTTCTGGTGGTTATTTTACTTTTGCTCCCGATGGTCAGGCTTGGAATCAAGACCGTTTGGATAAATTATTTATTCAATGCACCGAGTATGGCGAAAATACAGGAACTGTTTCTGCTGTCAGTTTGCTAGAATTGTATGTTGATGTTGTTATTGCTAACAAACCTACAATTGTTGTTACTAATCCTTCAACTACAGCAAGTTCGTATCCGCAAGTTACATGGACATACTCAGATTCTGATGATGATGCTCAAGAGTATTATCAGATGAAAGTTTTTACTTCAGCACAATACGGTGCCAGTGATTTTAGCCCTGCTACTTCTACGGCTTTTTATGATTCTGGCGAGGTTGCTTCTTTTGATGCTTTCGCCACATCGTTAGAGTTGGTGCCTAATGGAACTTACAAATTTTATGTTAAGGCTGGCAAAAAAATTGCTGGGTCAATCTATTATTCAGATTGGACAACTTCAACTGCTGTAACTATGGCTGTGGCAACACCAACTGTGCCAACTTTAACCGCTTCCTATAATTCAACAACTAATAGCGTAAGTTTAAGTGCCACTGGTGCTATTTACTCGGCTGGAACTCAATTGTTTAATTTTCAGCGTTCCGATGATGGTGGAACAACATGGACTAATGTGACTTTAGGCACCAATCTTGTTCCAAGTGCTAGTTATGTTGCTTCTGTTACAGATTATGAGGCTCAAAGAAAAACTGTTTATTATCGTGTTCGTTCAGTTGGAACCACAAGTTCAAGCACATTTACTTCCGCTTGGAGTTCTTCCAGCAGTGTATCGGTCACTAATGACAAAAAATGGTGGTTTAAACCAATTGATTACCCAACTTTTAACATGAGTGGGGTCAAAGTTAATTATGGTATTTCAGAAACTATTGTTGAAACTACTGGAGTTTTTCGCCCTTTGGGTCGGACAAATGCTGTGATTGTTGCTGGGTCTATTTATCAAAATGATGGCAATTATCAAATTTCTTTAATAGATGATACTGAATGGCTTGCCATGCAAAATGTTTTAAAATCTCAATCTATTGTTTTAGTTCAAGACCCTTACGGAACTCAAAAGTATGTTCGTTTTATTACTCGTGAACTTGATTTGGCTGGTACGAGTGGTCGAAGGGTTCGTAGTTTAAAAATTGATTACATCGAAGTTGTTCCGTAATCATGTATCCAGTTACTTCTAAATTTCTTTCAGCAGTTCGTAACACTCATAATGCAACTATTCGTGCTGAAGTTCGTGCTTTTGGTCAAACTGTTTTGGAATTGTATCCAACAAGCGGAAATGTAACGATTGATTCTAATAGCAGTTTTCGCCGTACTATGACTATGACTATTGCCGAAGAAAAAAATGACCTTGCAACTACTGTTCCAGTTTACAATAATTACACAACCGTTAATAGTGCCACTTCAACTTACACTTTATTAAATGCAAGCAAAGCCACTTATTCCTTATTTTTGGCATTGTTGTCTTACAGTGTAAATAAACCTTCAATTTCTAAGTATGTTCCAGTTAATGCTTATTCACCTTTGACTCCTTTCGGTAACGAAATCACTATTTGGCGTGGCATTAAATACGGTGATGGGACAGTTGAAGAAGTTCCTCTTGGTGTTTTTTTAATTACAAGTGTTGATGTGGATTCAAATGAAAGTGGAATTACCATTAAAGTTGATGGAGTTGACCGTTCTTTGCGTATAAGTCGCAACAAACCAACTGATGCACCTTATTATTCTTCAGGTGGCACTGCTGGCGTTACAGGAACTGAAGTAATCAATTTGGTTACGGCTCTTAAAAATTTAATTCAAACCAGTTGGGCTGATGTAAAATTTAATTTTATTGATGTTGATTTAAACATAAATGCTTTTGTTCTTGGAATTGGTGAAGACCCTTGGGTTAAAGCAGTTGAAATTGCTAATGCGTGTGGTTATGATTTGTTTTTTGATGCTGATGGTGTTTGTACTTTAGGTGCAATTCCTGATTCTTCCAGCATGGTGCCAATGGTCACTTATCAAGAAGGTTCTGAAGCAGTTTTGTTGGGGGTTAGTCGAAGAATTTCTTCCGATAATACTTACAACGGAGTTCATTTGACGGCTACAGGTACAGCAATGTTGGAACCTTTTATGGCTACGGCTTGGGATGAAGATTCAAGTTCGCCAACTTATCGTTATGGCAGTTTTGGTCAAGTACCAATTTTTTTAACTTCTAATCTTTTGTCTACTCAGGCTATTTGTAATGCTTCAGCAGTTCGCACTTTGTATCGTTACATTGGGGCTAGTGAAGAAATTACTTGGACTTCTATTACCAATCCTGCTCACGATGTATTTGATGTGGTGCAGGTTCAAAATACTGGGACTCAAATTAATGTGGTTTTAATTATTGATAGTTTAACCATTCCATTTGGGGCTAATGAATCCATGTCGGCTAAGGCTCGTTCTATCAAGTTTTTGCCGTTAAGTTGATACACTAAATAAGAAATTGAGGAGTTAAAATGGCTGGTACTACATCTAGAGGTTATCGTTATCCGTCCAATGCGGATACACCTAACATTGCTACGGACATTCAAAATCTTGCAAGTGACATTAATACTGATGTAAACACAAAAATGGGTTTGTTTCTTTTAAATACGACTACTTTTACAAGTACTTGCACTATTGATGGTGTTTTTACAAGTAGTTTTCGTAATTACAAAATAATTTTGACAGCACAAATTGGGGCATCGGTATCAAGTGGTGCAACAATGGCTCTTCGTGCCAGTGGAACAACAACGAGTGCAACTAATTACAATTATGCAGGAATGTATGTAAGTAGTTCCAGTACTTTTGTTGGAAATGCAAGTTCAAATCAAACTTCATGGAAAATGCCATGGAGTTATGGTGGCACAGGGTCTAGTGGAATTTATGGCAGTGTAGGCAATTTAACAATTGATGTTTTTCAACCACAATTGGCACTTCAAACTTGTTTTAATGCACAAGGCGAAATGCCAAACACTGCTGGTATTTCAGGATTTGCACAGTATTCAGGAAATCATTTATTAACTTCAGCGTATGACGGTTTTACGATTGTAATTGCAGGTTCGGCTGTAACTAACGGTATCGCCAAGGTTTATGGTTACAACTAAAAATGGATAATTTGACTCCACAGAAGGCTGGCAATTCTATAAATGCCAATGTTGATTATTCAATGAGTTTAGGTGTTGAGTTTCCAACGGGAATGTTTGATAGTTTTGTTGACACTTTTCAAAATTCAGTTTCAAATTTTAATTGTGTTTTAGGCAAAATTGAATCTTTTAATTCAACTTACGGAACTTTAAGCGTTTTTATTGGTGGTTCTACCACTGCTATTAGTCCCATAAAAATGTTGAATAATTTTGAGCCTGTTGTTGGTGGTGCAGTTTGGTTATTGCAAATTGGCACAGACTATTTGGCTATTGGTCAACAGCGTTTTGATACAGAATCGTTTTTAGATGCTTGGCAAATTTGGACTCCAGAGTTAACTAACTTTGATGAAGGTTCAGACCCTACAAAAAATCACAAATGGGTACAAATTGGCAAAACTGTAATTTGTAAATTTAATTTATTGGCTGGAACTGGAGCCACTGCCACTGGTAGTTCTGACATTTTCACCATAAGTTTGCCCATTTCATCTTCAAGTGCCAATTTTCGTGGTGCCCAAGGTGGAGTCATTCTTTACAACGGTGCGACTTATTTTACTGGTGTGGCTATGCAGGACACCGATACAACAATTCGTTTGTATGCACAAAATACTGCTTCTACATACGCATCTATAAGCGGTGTGACTTCAACAGTCCCTGCAACATCGTGGTGGGCATCGGGTTCTCGTTTAACTTTTACTTATGTCTACGAAACTCCGTAACATTTTTTATGTAAACTGAGTTTAATGCCTAAACAAACTTAGTGGAGTAGACGAATGATGCAGTGGCAAACTTATTTAGCGGTAACTTGCTCTTTAATTGTAATCCTTGGTGGCATTGTAAAAATCTACAAGTTGACTAAACGCATAGATGCTTCAATAGGTTTGGACAGGGATGGGCGTACTGTGTCCGAGCGTATGGGTAGAGTTGAACACCAATTATGGCCCAATGGTGGTTCCAGTTTGATGGACAAAGTGAACTCAAATGAGCGTATAAATAGCGAAATTTCAGGGGAAATCACGATTATTCGTGAACTGCTTCAGGCTCTTTTAACTAACCGTAAATAGACTGAAACTGGAGTGAAAAGGGAAAAACACTCCAGTCCCAGCCGAGCAACTGGGAACCCCTTACCAGTCGCTCTCGCAAGTAAACATAAAAGTCTTGCTCCGTTTATCTTTGCCACTTTTTACTGACGATTCAAGCCGTGTTTTGACTTTCTAAACCCTAGGTGTATTATGGGTACAAAGTAAGGAGTTAATCATGGAAAACATTCATGAATTTGAAGACCCAGCAACAGACGCAAATGAGTTCAAAGAAGCATTTAAAATTTTGGACGATTCAGGGGCGACTTGGGCAATTCGTAAGTTGTCAGCGATTCGTATGAAGTTAAGTGAAAATACGGAAATTTATTCGCACGAGTTAAATCGCATAAACAAATGGTTAGAAAAAGCCAACGAAAAATTGGAAAAAGATGAAAATTATTTTGTTGGATTGTTGACCGATTACGCTTATCGCGTTCGTGTAAAAGACAATCGTAAAACCATTACCTTGCCTCATGGCGTAATTAAATCTCGCGTGTCAGCACCAAAAGTTAAAGTAGATGATGCGGAAGTTTTCTTGGGTTGGGCAAAAGCGACAGAAGCCAATGAACTCATCCGTGTAAAAGAAGAACCAGCAGTTTCCACATTCAAGGAACTGTTTGACATCGTAGGCGATAAAGTCGTCCTACGAGCAACAGGTGAAGTCGTTCAAGGCGTAACTGTTGTACCAGAAGCAACCTCAATCACAATCGAATCGGAGTAAAATGTCTGAGAACCCCACCATTCAACAATCGCTTGCTTTCGTAATGGAAGATGTGCAAGCCGTAGCCAAAAAAGACCGCAACAACTCACAAGGATTTAGTTTTCGTGGCATTGATGCAGTCGTTAACGCAGTTGCTCCAGCATTGCGTAAACACAAAGTCGTAGTAGTTCCTGTGGTGCTTGAACACCAATACGGCACCGTAGAAGTTGGCAAAAACAGAACTCCTATGAGCCATGTCATCCTAAAGGTGTCTTACAAGTTCATAGGCATCGCTGGGGACGCAATTGAAGCCGTGGTGGTATCTGAAGCCATGGACTCAGGTGACAAGGCGATGTCGAAGGCTATGTCTGTTGCGTTCCGAACTGCATTACTTCAGGCACTTGCTCTGCCAACTGATGAACCAGACCCAGACTCGGTTTCGTATGAGCGTTCAGAGCCTCTACCGCCAGCCACAGAGGATGAGTACAACTCAGTTCATGCTGGTTTGATGGAAGCAGACACAGCCGAGAATCTGACAGCCGTGGCTCAAACAGTTGGTAAGTACAACTTTACAGCCGATGAAAAGAAATTTTTACGCTTGGTATACACTCAACGCTTTACTGAACTCACCAGTTAGGAAGCGTCATGAGCATTATCCGTGCCCAGCGTCCACATTCAGGGTTCACGGTAGTTCGTAACGATGTCGCTCAAGACACCCGTTTGTCCTACCGTGCCCGTGGACTCTTAATTTACATTTTGTCATTGCCAGATAATTGGCGAACGGACTCAATTTCCCTTGCAAAAGAAGCAGTTGAGGGTCGTGATGCGATTCGCAAATGTTTAACCGAGATGGAAGAAGCAGGTTATCTTAAACGCTCCAAATCACAAAACGAGTTAGGGCATTGGGAAACCCTGTGGACAATTTATGACCATCCAGAGTTTGCAAACCCCGAAAACACCGAAGACGGATTTCCAGTCATCGGTAAATCAGGCACTATACAAAGAACTAATACAAAAGACTTACTTATAGAGTTACAACCTGCGGTTGATGCACCAATTACGGCTAGAGAAGTCGTAGGTGCTTATGTGGATACTTGGGTTGAGTTGCATGGGGAAAAACCGTTGACTCGTCAGATTGGACAGTTGTCGCGTGAAGCCCGTGTTTTGCTTGAACAAGGGGTTGAGCCGACCCGACTCATAGAATCTGCTAAGAAGTGTGCAACCGATGGTCACGCACGGCTGGACTCCTCTTACGCATGGATAACCGCTAATGGGACTCGCAGTTCCACGACCAGTGCCCGTAGCGATAATCTCAATACGGGACTCAATTTGGTCAAACAGTTTGAAGCACAGGAAGGACAGGTAGCAGGAATTGAAGCGTTCAGACCTCGCCAGATTGCTAACGATGGTTAAGTCCATAGATGACCGAATTTCGGTGGATGAAGCCCGTGTTTACGCTTGGGAACTCGTTTTGGATAGCGACCTTACTTTCGAGTTCGGTGTAGAAGCCCTAAAACGCCACTACAGCGTTTCCAACGAGAGAATCATGCCTAGCCACCTAAATGTCCCGTGGAGGGCTTACAAGCGTGATGAGAGCCTACAACAAGCAAGTTTGGAACGCAGAACCCAGCAAGGTGTTCCACCAACAGAAGAGTTCAAAGAAGCACTAGCAAAACTAAGAAGGATAAAATGAGTAAATCACAAGGAGTTCACCCAGATACTAGGCGTGAAGTTTTAGCAAGAGCGTATTTTACTTGCGAGTATTGCGGATGGAAAAACAATTCATTGAATGTCCATCACCGAACACCACGGGGAATGGGTGGAACCAGAGTCAAAGAAATCAATCAGCCAGCCAATCTGTTGGTGTTATGTGGCTCAGGAACCACAGGATGCCACGGATGGGTTGAGTCCAACCGCGAAGAGGCTACAGAACTCGGATTGCTCGTAAAACGAGGACAAAACCCTGAACTCATACCTTTCAAAAACAAAGAGGGGCAAATTTTTACCATTTTAAACGATGGAACCAAATTGTTATGGGTAGAAACTACAGAAAATGGGACACAGAATGACTTGTAATACACAACTAGAGTTGTTAAACTACGGTTTATGTGTAGCCAAACTCACACCCACGAGTTCACGCTCCATTTTGCTCAAAAACCATGGACAACGAATGCAGAAAGAGCAGGAAATAGGTGGGAACGGGCAAGCAATGTCAAAACATGGCGAACTGCTTTTTTCTACCTAGCCAAACAGCAAAAAATACCCCAACTCACAGATGTACAAATCACAGTTGAGGTACAGCAAGAAAAAGGACGACTTCAAGATGTCGGAGCATGCAACCCAGCAAGCAAAGCGGCCATTGATGGACTCGTAGATGCAGGAGTGATGGAAGACGATTCCCCAAAGTTTTTAACTTCAATCACATTCATGCAACCAACAAGAGCAAAAAACGGATTAACACTACACATAAAAGGAACAGGAACCTCGTAATGGCATTCATACGACCAGCAGGTAAAGAAACTGAACGCCAACTTGAAGAACTCAGGTTGGTGTCGGGAATGATGAAAGAACACCACGACCAAGTTGAAAAACTTATGAAACGGCGTAAAGAACTCATTCTCAAACTGAAAGAAAAAAACATTACCTACAAAACCATGTCTGAGTACATGGGCACCACTTACCAAAACATTTACAAAATCATCAAAGACGAAATTCCGCGAGATGAACACGGTAAAGCCAGAGTTGGAAGACCACCACTAAATCCTTGAGAGGGGATAAGAAATGACCAACACAGCAACTCAAAGCCTAATTAAAGCACTTGCTTGCAATGAGGAAACCAGCCACACGGACGAAGCAGTCGCACAAGTAGCAACTCAATGGTTTGCACATTGGCTAGAAGTTCGTGCAACCCTAGAAATTGCTGAAGGGCGAGAATCAGATGCTGAAAGTCTAATCAGAGCGTCATACGCACTCAAAAACTTGGAGTAAACATGGGCAACAACATTAGAATCACTGAAACTGAAACAGTGCCAGTGAACTCAATCACGCCCCATCCACAAAACGCTAGACGCGGTGACATTGACAAGATTGCTGAGTCCCTAGACAAACACGGGCAATACAAGCCCATAGTGGTGAACAAGCGTGATAACTGCATACTCGCAGGTAATCACACATACAAAGCAGTTAAGAAACTACGGTGGACTCAAATCGCTGTCGTGTGGGTAGATGTAGATGAAACCACAGCCAAGAAAATCATGATTGCAGACAATCGCACCTCCGACTTGAGTTCATACAATGAAGACGCACTTTTTGGCATGCTTAGTGAACTCCCCGACCTTGCAGGGACAGGATTCACAGATGATGACCTTGCTAATCTCAGCGAACTCCTAAACAGCCCATTCACTCCAGATGACAAACCAATGCGTGAAGCACAAGATGACGAATACCAACTTGTGTTAGGTAAGTTCAGGGGGACTCTAGATGCACAAATCTACGAAGCGTGGGAAGAGGCAATACTGGCAGACTCAGACCAGAAACGCCCAAGAGTCATAGCCACAATCAAGGAATGGCTCCAATTACCCACACCACCGATGCCAATGTACAACGACCCAGCGACATTACTAAGCCCACCAGAACGAGTCGAAGCAGTCCTCGCAGACATAGACACCCTACGCCCATACCCACAAAACCCACGAGAAGGGGACATCGGAGCAATCGCCCAATCCCTCCAAGAACTCGGACAATACCGACCCATCGTAGCCCGAACAGACGGAACAATCCTCGCAGGAAACCACACCTACCAAGCCGTCAAAGCCCTCGGCTGGAAACAAATCGCTGTCACCTACATTCAATGCACAGACGATGAAGCCTCACGCATAGTTTTAGTAGATAACCGCACCAGCGACCACGGAACATACGACAGGGAAGCATTACGGCTCCTAATCAGTTCCCTACCCGATTGGAAAGGCACAGGATACGAACCAGCCGATGTAGCCGAATTATTAGGTGGAGGGGCACCAAACCCAGCACCCGACACCACAGGGAAAGTGACATGCAAAGTTGGCTCATTCGCATTCCGTATGCCCAAAGCAGACATAAACAGATGGTGTGCAGGATTAACACACGAAGACATCAGTTACCGCTTACAAATACCAGAGCAGGGCATAATTTATTCATGAGATTTACTACCGAGTATGTGCGTAAAGCCCTAGAACGCTTAAAAATTGCAGAATCAGCCATTCAACGAGTTCGAGAATTGCACAAACCATACGAAGACACCAATCAGCATTATGTAAAAGACAGTGTGCTTCATGGTGTGACAATTTGGTGTTTGGAATGTTCGGTAGAGCAAGGAATGGAAGAATACCTGACCCCTTATCCATGTCCAACAATCAAAGCGTTAGACGGTGAGCAAGAATGACTAAACACCGTTTCACCTTCAAGAGTTGCCTAGACAAATGGCAACAAACATTATGGATTTCAGCACAAAACGAAATCAAAGACAAAATCCGTCAATTACACAAACCACAAAAATTTGCTGATTTAACGGTATGTAAGCATTGCTGGACGATTAGCGAGCAAAATGTCACCATCGGCACTAACGGCTTTCATTACAAATACATCTACCCATGCCCAACAATCGAATTACTGGAGGAATCGTGAGCATTGACGAAATAATTACAGGGACAATAGTTGTATTTTTAGCGAGTACAGCATTTCTGCTCATTGCCACCCTATTCCTCATGACATGGGACGACCTTAAAACCACCAACAGGCGAAAGAAGCACAAACATGACCGCAACGCCTAAAAAAGTCACACCAGCAAAAAAAGCGACAGCCAAAAAACCTGCCGTTGGTCGTAAAACGAAATTAACGCTAGAAAAATCAGAAATCATTCTAGAAGCCCTAAAATCAGGATGTTATCTAGATACCGCGGCCAGTTACGCAGGAATCAGCCAAGCAACCTTATTCAATTGGCTTGCCCGTGGGAAGAAAGAACGCGACAGACTAGAGGTATTCCCTGACAGCAAACCTGATGAAACCGAGGTAGTGTTTCTAGAATTCTTAGTGGCTGTAGAAAAGGTTCGTGCAGAATCCGAATTACGAGCCGTCATGCAAATACAGCAGGCCGCAAGTACGGGAACATGGCAAGCATCAGCATGGTATTTGGAACGCTCATACCCAAAAAAGTGGGGACGGACAGACCACACCGAAGTTACGGGAGCCGATGGTGGGGCAATCAAGATAGATGTTGCATCAGACGAATTGGAACGCAAAATCATGCAGATAGCAAGCAAGCGAGAATCTGAAGGGTAAACTACGGTTATGCGTTTAGTTGACCGTCTAATCAATGCCGACCCACAGGAACGCATGAAAATCTATGCAGGGCTAGAACCCGATGAACGCATGGCATTATCAAACCTTTTGGATGCCGAAATTGATAACCCGTGGGCTAAATGGGAAAAAGACCCAGTTGGTTTTATCCAAGATGGCTTGGGTGAGGTGATGTGGTCGAAACAGCGAGAAATCGCTAATGCCCTAATCAATAATCAGCGTGTAGCAGTTCCAGCATGCCATGGGCCTGGAAAATCGCACCTTTCAGCCCGTCTGGCCGCTTGGTGGGTATCGGCTCATCCCGTGGGTACAACGCTATGCGTTACTATCGCCCCAACGCATCGTCAGGTACGCAACATTATCTGGCCTCACATTCGTAAAACTGCCACTAAAGCAAAACTTAAAGGTGAGGTGCTGACCCAAACATGGAAAGTGAATGGCGACATTGTTGCCTACGGTTTCAGCCCCAATCCCTATGATGAGTCGGCGGCCCAAGGTATCCACATGCCCAATTTGCTCATTATCGTGGATGAGGCTGGTGGTATTGGTGAGGTTGTTGGTCGCTCCCTAGAAGCCCTCATGACGGGTGGAAATACCCGATTACTACTTTTGGGTAATCCACCCACAGACCAAGAAGATTCGTGGTTTGAACGGGCATGCAATAGCGACCTCTATACAACGATTCCTATTGGGGCTTATGACACACCTAATTTTACGGGTGAGGAAACGGGCATGTGCCAATCCTGTCCTGTACACATCGCACCGCATCCCGTAGCAACGCACCTAGTTGACCAAAGGTGGGTGGACGATGTTGTTGGTGAATTTGGTGAGGATTCCCCTTTCGTGGAAGCCCGTGTGCATGCAAGATTCCCACGAGCAGTTGCCAACAAGGTAATTCCGTTTATGTGGGCTGATTTAGCATCACAAAACGAAAACCCTTTAGAATCGCCCCGTATTAGGCTTGGGGTGGATGTTGCATCTGATGGTGGTGACGAGTTCGTAATTGCCCGTATGGACGGTTACAGGGTCAAAATCACCCACAAATCCTCTGGTATTCAAAACCATAACGCCGTGGATGTTGCAGGTGTTGTAGCCCGTGAAATTGAGGAATGCCTAGCAATCCATGAAGAGCGTGGAGTTCAAGACAAATTACATGTAAAAATTGACACCATTGGCGTGGGCTGGGGTGTCGTTTCATTGCTCAAAAAGTGGTGTGACGAAAAACAGTGGAACGCAAACATTATTGGTGTAAATGTTTCAGAACGAGCAAATGACCCTGATAAGTTCCGTAACCAGAGAGCCGAAATGTGGTGGAACGGGCGATTATTGCTACAACCTAATGACGCTAAAGAGCAAGATGTTGCCCTTGATACAGATAGAGCAACCCTAGCCCAATTATCCACCCCAACATTCAAATCCGATTCTGCTGGACGCATCCAAATCGAATCCAAGGTGGAAATGAAACGCCGTGGCATGACATCCCCTGACCGTGGTGAAGCAATCCTTTTAGCGATGTACGAACCATCAAAGGGTCGAGCCGTTATTCCTGCTGTTCCCGTATCATTGGGTCAGGCTAATGGGTGGCGAGTCGTCTAATACCGTTATTTTTTTTTGGTAAAGTAAATCGCACCAAACTTAGGAGTTAATCACATGGGTAATCTTGGTGAAATCCTTGAAGAATTAGGTTTAACAACACAAAAATCTTTGGAGGCTGATGATTAAATGCTTGCTGGAACATTAGATTTTACAATCCCAAAAGACACTGACCAAACTTTGTCTTTCACAATCTCAGGCTACGATTTACGCACTTACACAGCAAAATTACAAATCCGTAAATCATTTAATGACGCTTCACCAATTGTCAGTTTAACGCAAGCCACAGGTGGGGGTATTGTTTTAGGTAACGGCACTTTTTCTTGGACATTTACAAATACCCAAACCAATGCACTATCAGCAGGTGTTTATGTTTATTCATTCAAAATTTATAATGCTTCAGGTGAAAAAACACGACTAATTGAAGGCAAAATTACTGTTACGGCGGAGCCAACCCGATGACAATTAATGTAACCCTTGCACCTGTAATTGTTGAAGTTGCAGAAAACACTTACACCGTTGACATGTCTAGTGTTGGTGCCCAAGGCCCTCAAGGCGTTGCAGGGTCAATAATTTCAGTTTCTGCTTCTTCATTATCGGCAGGTGCTTCCCCGACAGTTGTTAACAATGGCACCATTAACAATGCCCAATTAGCGTTTGGCATTCCTCGCGGTGACACTGGCACTGCGGCCACTATTGCAGTTAACTCAACAACTACTGGTTCTGCTGGAACTAACGCAACTGTCGTAAATTCTGGCACATCATCCGCGGCCCAATTAGATTTCACAATCCCTCGTGGCAACACAGGGCTTAGAGGGCGAGGTTATGACCTCACCAGCAACACTAACCGAACCGTAAGTGTTGGGGCTAGTGTAATTTTTACTACATTTGATAAAGACGGCAATTCAAGCCAAGGTGCTTACTTTGTTGGAGTAAACATTATCGGAATTGCATTAGACGGTAAATACTTTTACGGAACTGTAGGCAGTCTAGTTTCAACAAGCGGAATTAGTGTAAACATTACAGCAGTATCTGAATCTGGAGGATTTACCTCTAATTCTTGGTCGTTTCAAGTGTACGGCGTTAAAGGCGATAAAGGTGATACTGGAATAGCGGCCACTGCAACGGCTGGCACCACTACAACTGTTGATGGTTACAATTCCGCAAATGTTGTTCCTGCTGGTACTGAAAGTGCAAGAATTTTTAATTTTACTATCCCAACAGGTGTAGCAATTGGAGCATCCTCCCCATCTAACACGGGTGTATTGTGGGCTGATACAAATACATCACCAACTATCACGGCTATCAATGGAGGGTCAGCATGACATCATTAAAGTATTTTGATGGAACAAATTGGGTTTCAATTGTTCAAGGTGCTTCAGGCCCTGCTGGCGGTACGGCTTATGGTGATGCGTCACAAATTGTTACAGGGCAACTTGCGGTTGCTAATGGTGGTACAGGTTCTAACAATGCATCAGGGGCTAGGACAAACCTTGCCGCTTTAGGTATTGCCGATAACAATAAAAATGATTTTCAGCCAACTGTCGGTGTAGACATCTATCCAAGGCTCTATGCTCAAGGTGTTGGCGCACATACTAACGGTGTTATTCGTTCAACAAGTTTTACACCAACAGTTACCACGACCGTAAATACAGTTACCGCTTATTGCACAACAGCAAAAGTATCAACAGGTTCAACAACAGAATTTGGGCGTTTCGCTCTTGCAACGTATGACGGAAATACTACTTACAACATCATTTCTTTTACACCGCAAAGCATTACTCACGGTGCGGCTACTGGCGCGGTAACGGCAACGCTAGATACCAGTGTCACATTAAATGCTGGTACAACTTATGCTGTTTTATTTTTCTGGTATTCAAATGGTACTGTGACAACTTTGCCGTCATTCCTTGGCTATGTTCCATCTCAAGTGGCGGCAATTAGTTTTTTGAACCCAAAACTTGGTACAACATTAACAACACAGACAGACATTAACGGTGGTATTGCTGGAACACTTACTATGGGTACGGCGGCATCCGCTATTTATTGGGCAAGATTGTCATTCGTCTAATGGGGGTAAATTAAATGGCTAGAGAAACACTTATTCAATTACGCAGAAGTATTGCAAGTTTGTGGACTTCCACCAACCCAACATTAGCCGACGGTGAATTAGGTTACGAGTCTGACACAAACGCAATAAAAATTGGTACTGGCGCGTTGTGGAACAACACTGCTTATCTATCTAATGGCATTGGCGCTACACAAGTATTGTCTACTCAAACAGTAAGCACAACAGGCACAACTTTGTACCCTGTGTTTCCTAGCGCGACAGCAAAATTATCTCTACTGCCAAACACAACTTATTTGTTTGAAGGTTTTTCTTCAATCACAAAACAAGCGTCTACTGCCGCAGGCTCTTGGATTATTGGTTTAACTTTCAGCAACACCCAACAGAACCTTTATTGGGATTCATTCTTTACTAACAACAACGGAACAGCCGCAACTTTAACAGGCTCAACTTACACAACAACATTGCAGATGATTGTTGGCGGTGCAGGCACAACATCTGCTACAGGTCTTGTTCGATACAAAGGCATCTTCCAAAGCAACGCCACAACAGGCGGCACGCTCACTCCAACCTTTGCGCAATCTGCCGCGCCAACATCTACTCAGCCAACTGCAAACGCAGGGTCTTGGTTGCGTGTTACGCCAATTGGCAACTCGTATCCTGTTGTTGCTGGCGCGTGGGGAGCATAATGGATAAAAACCCAAATTGTAGGGAAGGATGCCCAACACAAGACCATGAATCATACGCAGATTGCTGTCAAGGAATTCAATTCAATCTTGCAAGTTTACGCAAATCCCGTGCCTAAAACCCAAATCGTCAAAACCCAGATGTACCATCGAATCATGAAAAAGTATTGGCAAAAGTTTTTAAACATGGTTGCAACCAGTCCAGTTGGGACAGCCCTCAAAATTGGTTTTGGTGCTAGTGCCGTATGGTTATTAGATAATCTGGGTTCTTTTAATTTGTCACCAGCCTTATCAGCCTTAGTAATTGCAATTTTAACAGTTGCTATTAATTATTTGAATCCACAGGATTCCCGATACGGTAAAGGAAGTTCAGAATAATGGCATACCCAGTAAAAAATCCTCATGTGACATGTGAATACGGAGTTCGTGGGAATCAATGGATGAGTGGATGGCATCAAGGCGTAGATTTTGGTGCCCCACTAGGAACACCCGTCTATGCAGTGGCTGACGGTGTTGTTACATCAGTTGGTGCCCAAGGTTCAGCCCTAGGAAAATTTTCACCAACAATCAAGCACAAATTTCGTTTCAAAACTTATTACTGCACCTACGCACATGTAAAAAAGGTTTATGTGAAGGCTGGCGATTTCGTAAAGATGGGTCAGCACATTGCAGATGTCGGAGTTGAAGGCAACGCTCATTCGGGCTCGCATCTACATTTTGAAGCACAACCAACACCATTTTGGCAAGTTGGTAAAGGCGTTAACCCTAAATGGATTTTCCGTTACAAGGGTAAATAACAGCAAAAAACCCCTAAAGGTGACTTCCCATTAACCTTCAGGGGTTTTTCTATGTCTGATTCTAAGGACTAATCGTCAGGATTGCAAGCATGTTTGGGTTTCCGCTTGTAAACCTTTTTTGATGTGTGGGCACCTGACGCTGATGAACGCCGAAGTTCTAACCGAGCCTTGAGTTGCTCAGGTGTCGCTTTTATCCGTTTCATCATTTTCCTCTTCCACGATTGTATGAGTGAAACTGTTTGGGCAATACCAAGAAACGCTAGTGTCAAGAACTTTTCGAACATAAGTCCAGCCACCTGATTCCCGTTTCCGAGTACCCGTAACATGTCGCCTCTTTTTTTCAATTCGTTCCATGGGAACAACGCGACCTAATAGTGGTTCACAAATCTGACAGTTCATGATTAGTCCTTAAAGATTCCTAGTGCCCAACCCGTGTAAGGTTCCGCAAAAACACCTTCCACTTGAACAGTGAATGATGATTCAATTGCCCATTCGTATGGACCTGATTCCCAAATAATTGCGTATGGTGCATTGGTTCCTGACCAGTTGAAATCTTTGACAAGTTTCGGCTCGTCTAGACCTTCGCCCCAATAGCCTTTGTATTTGTTTTTGATTTGTGCAAATGCTTTTTCTGCTTGCTTCTTAGTTACAGTTCCCATTATGAACCCCCTTCTGCGAACACAATCCATTTGGCTTCTTCGCCATCACGATGTTCACTGCTTTTTACTGCGTAATAACGACTTTGCTTTACAATTTTTGTGAATGGTTTTTCTTGAAGAATCCACACTGCAACATCGCTCGCGGTTTGGTCATAGACCCTGACTTCTTTTCCATCTACATTTACATCAACGATGTATTTTGTCATGTTTATTGTCCTTCCTTACATGGGTGAATTTCTGGAACCATGATGCCTCTACAGTCGGGGCAAACCATGATTAGAATTTTGCTTTCCATTTTTTCGTCCTTCCTCGTCCCTACACTTTAATTGTAACACACTTTGAGTTTACTTTTTACCATTTTCAAACCATTCAGAAAAAGCGTACTTTAAGCACTTTGGGCACAAAATGTTCCAACCCAAAAAAACTTTAGGTTCATCAGTTGATTTATTACACCACGAACATCTGACAGAAACCTCGTTACCGATTTCCACGGTTGACCCACAACACAATTCCTAAAAGCCAAACCATGACCCCGATAAAAGCCCAACCCATAATTAATCTTTTTTCATCGCTTCAACAACAAGAGTTAACGCCTGAGCCTCAGTAAACCCAGCCTTCATAAAAGACAAAAACAATTCGTGCATCGCAATCGCACCTTGCACTAAAGAGTTATGTGCTTCACCAAAAATTTTGTTTAATTCTTCTTCACTCGCCATTAGATTCCTCCCCAGAATTCTTTTCCTCCAACTCAGACAAGTAAAAAGCACCTTCATGAAAATGAAAAGCACAGCCTTCTGGAGCCTTTTCTTTATTGAGCCAAGTAATTGCACGGTCAGCCAATCCATTCTCGTCAAAAAGCGTCTGAGCCGTTTCTCGGACTATTCCAAACGCATCAGTGTATTTGGGGAATTCATTTTCAAACGCTTCAACAGCAATTGCATCTGATGGGGTAATTTGATAACCAGCAGTTACCGCTAATCGAATTGCACCGCTAATGATTCGCCATTCTTGCGATGCGTCAATTAGGCGACCAACATCTTCTTTAGCAAATACAACAATTTCAGCCATTTGAGTTCCTTTTGTAGATTCTTATTAAAAGTTTAAAGGCTCCGTGTTTGCAGTGGCGGAGCAACCCACCTCCAAAATCTTAGGACAACAACATCAAAACCTAAGACTACAAATTTATGGGGCTAAACCACTTCTAAAGCAATCAACACATCGTCAATTGTGGTGTCTAGAGCAGTTGCCATTACTGGAAGCATGTCAACACTGGGACGATTCTCAAAAGTGAAATACCGATAAAGGTTTCCACGATTGATGCTCATTTCAGTTGCCACTGCTTCTAACGACTTGTAGCCGTTGCGTTCCATTTCGGTGCGTAGCCACTTCATTCCAGTTAGATTTTTACTTTTCGCCATTTTGACCAAATTTCCTTTCCCACAAAGTTTGTGGAGTTTTGGGGTTTTTACATAATTCGCAAAATACTGAACCAGTGACATTTGCCAGCGTCACAGCATCTGCGGTTTTGATTACAAAGTGTGGACACTCTGTACCAAATTGATTTGTCACCATTACGGCAACTGGTATTTGTATTCGGGGCAAAGATTGATTACTGCACCAACAACCATTGATGCCACAAATTCAATTGCGGTATCACCTTCATAGTCACCTGTTGAGGTTAAGTAATTAGAAATTGTGGTAACGGTTTCACCAGAATCTAATGTGTCGCAAACAATGTGACCAGTTTCCAAAATTTGTTTATCTGTGTTTTTTTCAATAACTGGGTTATCAACATTATGTACATCAAACAAAAATTCGTCTTCAGCGTTTGTGTATCCACTATCAACTGGGACATCAATTGGAGTTTCAACAGCAGTAGTGTCTGTGGTGCTTGTTGTATCCGTGGCTGATGTTGACCCACCACCGCAAGCGGTTAGTGACAGCACCAGCAGTGCAGAGCCGATTACGGCTATTAGGGGTTTCTTCATAGTTTCCTCTCGTAGGGGTTTAGTACCAATTTAGTATTGGCGTTAGTTTTAAGCAACAACCTAAAACGGCGTGTCGCTTTTGAGTTGGTCATCAAAATCACACTTGGGACAATCAAACCAATAGTTTTTCCAATCATCCACACGAACATCCGTGACTTCATCAAAATCACATTTTTCATTTGGGCACGAAACTTTAATTGCTACATCGTAAGACAACACACCCGAACCTTTCCATTCATCAGAATTCATTAGTCCTCCTCTAGAACTTTTACAATTTGGTCAGCCCAACCCCAAACGAGTTCGACTTTTCCATTGTGGTGTTCGGGTAATGTTTCGCCAAGGAATACACCTTGACTGTTTTCGATTTCGATACTGGTAACTTCAATTGATAAAAGTTGACCTGAGTTGTTTCGGTATTGAATCTTGTCACCGATTTTGACATTGAACTTTTCCATGCCCGTCCTTCCTGTTGTGTATACGCTACCACGGCTACATGCCAAAAACAAAATTAACCATTTCGCTCTTGGTACTAAACACTTTTTCAATTTCGCCATTGAGTTGCGGAACAGGATTACCCATCCCATCAACTTTCCAACACGCCCAAGTTTTTGTTCGGGGATTGTATCGGCACATAAAGTTGTAGCCAATAGGTTTTGCTTCGTATTGTCGGGGAGTTCGATTCATGTCGTCACCGTGATAAAGCCTCATGCAACCTCTTCCATTATTTGCTTCTTGGTCTTGTAGCGTGGTGGGAATTTCACCACACCTTGTTTGCGTAGTTGGCTTCCAATTATGCCATCCACAATGTAGCCATACTTGGTGACTTCATAAAATGAGATTCTAGTTTTCCATCGCCGTTCCGTCACATCTTTCATCGCTTTGTAAAAAGTTTCATCGTGTGCCGAACAACGACCACTGCGACCATTCGGGTATCGAACGCCAACAGCCATGTGCGTCAATTCGTGTAGCAACAACATCCAAGTCGCAGATTCATTGCTTTGCTTTTTGACCACGATGCCACGCCACGATTGGCTAACATGTGCCCAACCTAAGTTTCCCCTGTAGTTGTTGTCCCGAATCTCAATCGGCGGTAACGCCCGACCACGGTGATACGGTTCCAACAATTTCCAAAGCCTCACGGCTTCTTTAGGAATGTTCAAATCGCCAACCCAGTTCAATTCGGCTTTAGCAATTTTCTTTTCCCGTTCGGCGGTCAATCGTTGCTCACGCCAAATTGCTCGCTGGGCTTTATCTCGCTCATTTTGCTTTTTTCGTTTGGCAGATTCTTTTTGTCGTTTGGCAGTTTGCTTTGCCACTTGTTTGGTTTTTGATGCGTCACGCTGTTTTTCAAGTGCAGGTGCGATTCGCTGAACCAGCACCCCAGACTTTGAAGAACACGGCAAACAGTATCGTTTGACATCATTCATGCGTGGGCGTGACGAGTTCAAAACACCACTGTTACACGATGGGCATTTCCATCGAACTTGCTTTGTCATGTTTTCTCCCACATAACCATTGTAGCAGGTTCACTGACAATTATGAAATCGGAGGTTTAGTTTAGGTGTGCCAAAAACCCTTTAATACCAATGGTTAAAACTAAACCAAAGTTGTGGTATAATGGTAGTAGGAGGTAGGAATGACAAAAACCAAATTGTCTAGGGAAGAACTTCTCAAGCAGTACGGCGTTCAAAAGCGAAAGCCAAAAGAAAAACTGCCGACTTATGCAGAAGTTCAACAAAGCCATTTAGAGCGACACAAAAATGTTGACGGGTTTTGTATCCAGTGCAAGCAAGTAATCGGCGATGTCGAATCAAGGCAACCGTATCCGTGTGCATCGTTACGCAGGGTCAATCTTGCGTAATGGTCAAAACTAAACCAAAAGTGTGTTACACTGAAAGTGTCAACAGGAAGGACAAATCATGACCGACATAAAAACCCTCGCAGTTGCTACCGATACAGCAATTGCAGAAGAACTATTCAAACTTGCTGGGGCACAATCTCAAATTGAACGATACACCTCAGAAATTTATTGGTCTGCTAATGCCAAATACGAAATTATCAAATTTGAACGGGTTTACAGCGAATCAATCGGAAGCGTAATTGACAGCGTGAGTCCAGATAACACTCGCGTTCAAGAAATCATTGCAAAGTACCGACAGGCACGAGCCGAGGCAAATGAAATCGGAATCCGCATCAACAACTTGAACGCAATTTATCTTCAGCACAAATGGACACGGGCTTACTTAGTTACCAACACCAACGGGCATGTTCACAAAAACCAAAACTGTTCAACATGTTTTCCATCAACTCATTATCAGTGGTTGGTTCAATACAGTGGCTCACCTGAAGAAGACATTGTGTCGGATGCTGGTCAAGATGCTTGTACCGTGTGTTATCCATCGGCTCCTGCCGAAGTTCTTAACCGTCCATCAGTGATTGTCACTGAGGAAAAGTTGGAAAAGGAAGCACGGAAGGCTGAACGGGCTGAAGCCAAAAAGGTTCGTGAAGCAAAACGAATTGCATCGGCTCCAACAGTTGACGGTTCGGAACTTTTGGTTTCGGATGGCTACAAGCGAAATGACAAGTTTGTGGTGGAAGAGTTGAAAACCGAACGGACGGCTCGGATTTGGTATGTTGACAAATCTGAATCGTTGGCTCTTTGGAAAAGCAACAAGCCTGAAGATGAGGTTGCGGTTATTCAAGAATCTTTGGAAAACATTTTGTCAGCCCTTGCTGGTAAACATGGTGTATCAGTTGACGCGGTTCGTGCCGACTTGGACAAGAAGGTTGCCAAGCGAGTTAAAAAAACTTTGGATGCTCGTGAATCTTGGAAGCGTTTGCGTGGGGAAATCTAGTGGTAAAAAGTAAACTTAAAGTGTGTTACAATTAAAGTGTCAGGAAGGACAGAGCATGAATGCAAAAGCAAAAGCAAGTGAAGTAGGTATGAAGTTTATTTCGGACGATAGCCACGGGTGGTTAGCGGTGTCGCTAGAGAAGTTCCCTAAAGCGTTTAACTTTGGAACTGGTTTTGGCTACATAGATGATTTTGCAAAAGTCATTTACCTTGAAGAAGATTACGAAGCATCGCAGTTCCTAAAATCCGTTTTTGGTGATGATGTTGTAAAGATTCAAGAAATCCCTGAAGAGGTTGTGGCTGGGCAAGCGTTTGTTCGGGAATTCCCAAACAATCAAGCAGTTTTCAATGGTAATAACTAAACCAAAAGTGTGTTACAATTAAGTGTAAGCAAAAAGGAAGGACAAAAAATGGAAAATCAAAAGCCAGCCGTGGGGGACATTCTCTATGCCTCATACGGATACGATGCGACATTTTATGATTTCTACAAAGTCGTAGGTGTCACCGAAAAAAGCGTCAAGTTGCGAAAACTTGCGAAAAAATTCGTTGGCGAATCTACCAGTTACGCCGACTATGTGGTGCCAGTTGAAGATGAATTCGATGGCATTGCGTTTTCACGAAAGTTGAAAATTTACGAATCTTACGGTGGCTGGTGGTCAATCCGAATCAATGACTACAAGTTCGCACAAAACATTTGGTCAGGTCAGCAACTTGGTCAATCTCCAGTCGGAACCTACTAGGAAGGAAAAACATGTCAGAGCAAATAAAATACCAACTATTTCGTGACGGAAAACCTATTCAATTATTTGACGATTGGATAGGGGTTCTCGCATACATCCACAAAAATCATTCATACTCGGCTGATTGGGCTTTTAAGTATGAAGGCTACGAACTGAAAGCAGTAGGCGTTTAACATGACCCAGCAACCCCCATTCAAATGTCCCCGATGTGGCGACATCAGTAAAGTTCCACCAGCCCTATCTCGGACAGATAATAAAACCCGTGTCTGCTCCGATTGTGGACGCTTTGAAGCACTAGAGCAGTTCGTCAATGCGTTAACCCCACAAACAGATTGGGTCGCAAATAATTTTAATGCAGATTTCCCACTTTTGCCATACGCCGACACTTCGGGCTGGTCAGGTTCTGAAACTTCTAAAGCCCGTGCTATTGCTGAAGATTTGGACGGTACAACCAGTAAGCGACAAAAAGACACAATTAAGGCGTTGGCTGGTGCTGGTATTCTGGGCTTAACTTGGAAAGAGTTGGCTTCCCACTTTGGCTGGCATCATGGTCAAGCAACAAGTGTGTTGTCGGTTCTGCACCTAGAAAACCGAATAAATCGCCTAGTAGAAAAACGCAGTCGTTCTGCGGTGTATGTGTTACCTGAGTTCGTCAACGAGCGTCAGACAAGCCCTCACGGGCGTAAGAAACGCATTCACACATGTAGCAACTGTGGACACACGGAGGAATCATGAAATTAACCAAACGAGGAAAAGCGGTTGTAAATACCTTTTACGCATTTTTAGTATTTTTGGCAATTGGGTTTTGTGGCTCATTGGAATACTCGGACGCAGTTGCCCTAGCCAAATACGATGCTAAAAACAAATCTCAGGCAGTTTCAGTAATTGCCCATACAAAGCCACCAGTAAAGGTTTCTTTACGCTCCTATGCCCGTTCTCAGGGCGTTAAACGGGGTTGGAGTTCACACCAACATTCTTGCTTGGTGAAATTGTGGAATCAGGAATCAGGCTGGAATCCACGGGCACACAATTCCAGTTCAGGTGCCCATGGCATTCCACAAGCGTTACCTGCATCAAAAATGCGTTCTGCTGGTGCCGATTACCTTACGAACGGCAAAACCCAAATCCGTTGGGGAATTGGTTACATCCAAAATCGTTACGGCACACCATGTTCAGCGTTAGATTTTCATAATCGGCAGGGCTGGTATTAATTATGTCGGAATTGCCCGACACCAAAATTGTTGATTGTCCCGATTGTGGGCATCGTGTTTGGGAGCCAATGTTGAAATTGGGAAAATGCTCAACTTGCGAGTTGCTTAAGAACTTGAAGGACAAACAATAGAATAGGTGCATGCCAAAAGATGATGATGCTGTTGAAGCGTCAGAAAAGTCCCCCGTGGACAACATGCTGTACGAAATCCAAAAAGAAATGTTTCCTGAAGGGGCACTTTCAACAGCGTGGGTTTTGGCAACGGAATGGGTTGCAATTAATGGTGAGTATTACACCGTTACTTTAACCGATGACAAGGCACCACCGTGGCATCATGTTGGGATTCTGGCAAAATCACAATCTGAGTTGGACGAAATCTTATCTTCAGAAGAAGAGGAAGATTAGTTGTACCCAAAGTTTGATGGGTCGCAACTTTGTGCCCAAGTTGACCCAGAGATGTGGTTTCCAGATGGTTCGCTTATACGAGCAAACCGTGATGCAATGGAAATTTGCAAAAAATGTCACTTCCTTGAGGAATGCTTGGAGTACGCTGTACAAACTGATGTTCAAGGAATTTGGGGCGGTACTACCTATCCGCAACGAAAAGTGATAAGAAAGACTAGGGGAATTGTTGCAAAACCAATTTTTGAGTTTTTGTCAACAACACCTCAAGCAATTAAAGCCCGTGAAAAAAGGGCTTTGATTAAAGAACTCCAAAAGGAAAAGGAAAACGAATGAGTGCAAATGTAACCGTAATCGGGAATCTTGCTGGCGACCCTGAGTTGCGATTTACTAAAGAAGGTAAGGCTGTAGCAACTTTTACAGTTCTAACTTCAACATCTAAGAAAACAGATTCTGGTTGGGAATCAACCGATGTAACGGCTTGGCGTGTTTCTGCTTGGGACAAGTTGGGCGAAAATGTTGCTGAATCTTTGACCAAGGGTTCCCCCGTTGTTGTTTACGGCAAGGCATCTTGGAAAGAATGGGAAAACAAAGAAGGCAACAAAGGTGGGGCTATGCAAATTCAGGCTTACAATGTTGCAGTTGATTTGAAGCGTGACCCTGTGAGTATTAATAAGGGTTCGGGTTCTAATCGTTCTAAAGAAGTTGACCCTTGGGCTACACCTGCACCGTCTGAAGAATTTCCGTTCTAATGTACGGTTATTTTAAGTTTGCGGTCAATGGCACAATTGTTGGTTTGGCTTTTTATTGGCATGAATACACTGTTCAAATTCTTGGTTGGATTGCGTTGGTTATGACGGCTTTGAGTTGGATTCGCAATAGCCTCCCTAAGCGTGAGCCTAAAGTTGTTGAGTGGGACATGTTTGATTGGGATGTTGTTGGCGGTTGCGAAAGTGATAATTGCAAATGTCAGGCTAAAGATGACAATAAACCCAAAGAATTGTAACTAACCTTTAAGTGTGTTAGTCTGGCAATACCCCAAACAGGAAGGACGAAAAATTGAGTTCAAAATTAATTCAATTAATCATAGACATTATTAAATCTCAACAAGAAGATTTAATAACCATGGAAGAAGCCGTTTCACTTATTGAGATGGAACGCAAAAATCATAAGGCAGGACAAAAATAATGAGCGAACAAGAAGAAACAGCAGTTGGACGCAACTACATTTTTGACATGGTTGACGGTTCACAAATCCTTGTCACAACATGGGGCACCGACATTGGACGAATTGCGTTTCGTTCCGATGCTTGGTCAACATGGTCGCCACCAGTTCAAGCAACAAAAATTGAACAAATTGGTCAATGAAATTTATTGAACTTTTTGCAGGTATCGGTGCGTTTCGGCTAGGGCTGGAACGCACTGGTCATACTTGTGTATGGGCAAACGAATGGGAAAAAGCACCACGGAGGATTTATGAACGACAATTTGGCGAACAACCAGATGGAAGAGATGTTCGGACTATTTCCGCCAGCGACCTCCCTGATGCCGACCTCATCGTTGGAGGATTTCCTTGTGCAACTTTCTCAGTTGCAGGAAAAAGAACTGGATTCTCTTTGGAAGACACAAGAGGTACTTTGGCTTTTGAAATGTTCCGACTTGCCAGAGATAAGCGAATTCCGTACATCCTTTTTGAGAATGTCAAAGGACTCCTCAACCACGACAATGGAACAACTTTCGCAGTTATCCTCGGAGTCTTGGATGAGATGGGGTATGACTGCCAGTGGGAATTGCTTAACAGCGAAAACTTTGGAGTCCCACAACACCGAGAACGCATTTTCCTTGTCGCAAATCTTAGAGGAAAACCCCGACCCAAAGTATTTCCTATCGGAAGAACAGGTACAGCGAATGTTGTCGAAGTTGAACCAGAAAACGGAATTGCTCAATGGAGCCGAAGAGATAACGGATTTCGATACTTTGGAGCAACATCCCCAACTCTTTTAGCCCAAATGGGAACAGGTGGTGGCAATGTTCCGTTTGTTACCGTCAAACCCGTCTTGACAGTTAACCGTGCCGAGAAACGCCAAAATGGTCGCAGGTTTAAAGAACATAACGAATCAGCATTTACTTTAACGGCTCAGGATAGGCACGGAGTTGCTATTGATGACGGCAAAACTGTAGCCATCCGTAGGCTTACCCCGTTGGAATGTGAACGGCTACAGGGTTTACCAGATGAGTTCACTAAGTATTACGAAGATGGTTCATTGGTTTCCGATAATGTCAGATACGAACGATTGGGCAGAACAATAACAATCCCAGTTGTTGAAGCAATAGGTAAAGGGTTAAATGTTTTCTTTTGATACGGTCAAAAACTTTGATGACCACATAGCGAGTTCAATTCCTGCTTACGATACTTTGTTTGACACGGTAGTAACTTTAAGTGATTTCTTTTTATTACCTGATACAACTTTTATTGACATTGGTTGCAGTACAGGCAAATTGTTGGAAACCGTTCGGCATGATGGTGTAAAAATTGGGATTGATAAATCAAGAAATTTGCTACCAAGATTTAACCCAACCCCTGTTGAGTATTTTAGTTACGACATAACCGAGTATTTTGGATTTGAAGACTGTTCACTAATTACCTCAATTTTTACTTTGCAGTTCATTGACAGCACTAAACGCCAAGAATTGTTAAAAAGAATTTATGATGGACTACGACCAAATGGGGCTTTCATTTGGGCTGAAAAAGTTTATGCAGAATCAGGCAAAATTCAAGAAATGCTGACATCTACTTTGCACCAACATAAAAGACCTTATTTTGATGCAATGGAAATTTTGGATAAAGACGCAGATTTGCGTAAACTAATGCGACCCAACACATCTGCAAAGAATCAACAAATGGCTGAAGATGCTGGATTTGAGCAAGGTGAGTTGATTTGGAAATCATTAAATTTTGAAGCATGGCTTTACATTAAGTAGCGAGCCACCTCAAGATAGTGCCTTTTGCAATGTATTATGCAAGAAGGTTTATTTTACTGTAAGGATGTGAACATGGCACCAAAACCAGATTTTTCTGAGTTAGGCTCCACAGGGCTTCATCGTGCTGGTGGCACAGTCTTTGAAGAGTTCATTACAGCGTTACGAAACAAAAACGGTATCCGTGCTTACCGTGAAATGGCTGACAACGACCCTGTAATTGGTTCCATTCTTTACGCAATTGAGAAAGTTATTGTTCGCCTTGAATGGCGAGTTGACCCTTACATTGAGCCAAATGCCGAAGGCGACCCTAAAGAAAAAGATGTTGAAGTTGCAGATTTTATTGAATCTTGCCTTTTTGACATGTCTGATTCTTGGGACGCAACCTTAGCAAGTATTCTTTCAATGCTTACTTTTGGTTGGTCATACCACGAAATTGTTTACAAACGCCGAGTTGGACCTGACGAAAATGACCCAACAAAGCGTTCACAATACACGGACGGCAAAATTGGTTGGCGTAAATTTGCTATCCGTAGTCAAGATTCTTTAATGCGTTGGGAATTTGATGACGATGGTGGCGTGAACTGCATGATTCAAAATGACCCTTCAGGTGGTGGAACCCATTATGTCCCAATTGAAAAAGCATTATTATTCCGTACCACAAATCAAAAAAATAATCCTGAAGGTCGTTCCATGCTTCGGAACGCTTACCGTCCTTATTTCTTTAAAAAGCGTATGGAAGAAATTGAAGCAATTGGTATTGAGCGTGATTTGGCTGGTCTTCCTGTCGCTTATGTTCCACCTGAGTTCCTTTCATCTACGGCTACAGATGCACAAAAAGCGGTACTAAATAGCATTGTTGAAATTGTTCAAAACATTAAACGCAATGAACAAGAGGGTGTGGTTTTTCCTGCCCAGTATGACGAATCTGGTAAAAAACTGTTTGATTTGACCCTTTTGTCGGCTGGTGGTTCCCGTCAGTTCGATACGGACAAAATTATTTCTCGCTATGACCAACGAATTGCTATGTCGGTGCTATCTGATTTTATTTTGTTGGGTCATGACAATGTTGGGTCATTTGCTTTGGGTACCGCAAAAATGGATTTGTGGTCAATGGCAGTTGACGCTATTGCTAAATCCATTGCAGAAGTTATTAACCAGCATGCTATTGGTCGTTTGATGCGTTTCAATGGAATGGACACTTCCCGTCTTCCCAAGTTGAATTATGGTGACATTGCTCATGTTGATTTGACTGAAGTTGCAGATTATGTGACCAAGTTGGCTAATGCTGGAATTATTGTTTCTGACCCGAATCTTGAAGATTATTTGCGTGAACTTGGTTCACTTCCACCTGCTGAACATAATGGTGATACCACGGGTGCAATTGACCCTGCTACAGGATTGCCTTTAACCACAGGTCAACCGCCACAGCAAGGTCAAGCAGTTCAACCTCCTGCACAAAAACCAAATGCTAAAAAACCTGCACCTAACAAACAGGATGCTGGACAATCCGATAATGCTTTCTAGGGGTTTTGATGCCATTAGTCAGGAAAGCCAAATCTTCGGTACCTGCACCTCCAGTTTTTAATGTAACTGAAGAGCAGTTATACAACATTATTCGTAATGCTTTGTATCGGGCTGGGCGAGTTGCTGATGCTGATGCGTTGGCTTCAGCAATTATTAATCTGCAACCCGATTTGCTGGAGCAAGCCTTGTTGACAATTAATGTTGACGCGATTGGTCAAATTATTCGGGATTCGATTACGGCAGTTATTAATAATGCTGGTGTTTTGGCTGGTCAGGAAATAAAACCGTTAATTGAGGCAACACCTGATTGGGGTAACGCTAATACTTTGACGGGTAAACCCAAGGGTGAGTTCACTTTTAACATTCATAACCCCGTGGCGGATTTGTATGCGGAGCGTCAGGCTGGGCGTTTGGTCACAGCCATTAACGATTCAATGCGTTTGGCAATTCGTCAAATTATTAGCGATTCTTTCAGTAAAGAAATTTCGGTTCCTTACACGGCTAAAAAGTTGCGTCAAGTTATTGGTTTGCATCCTCGTTGGGCACAGGCAGTTGACAAGTTTTATGACCGTACCTATAAAAGTTTATTAAAACAGGGTTTAAAACCTGAAAAAGCAGTTGAAAAAACGGATTTGTTGACAGACAGGTATCGCCAAAAGTTAATTCGTGCCCGTGCCACAATGATTGCCCGTACCGAAATTCAGATTGCTCAAAACATGGGTCGTCAGTTGGCTTGGCAACAGGCTGTTGATGGCGGTTGGGTTGCTGGTGATTCCATGAAACAGTGGCAAACGGTTTACAAAAATAATGCTGGTGGACCTCCTTGCGATAAGTGTGCCCCGTTAGATGGAGTTCAGGTGCGTTGGGACGGTGCTTTTGATAATGGGCTACTTATGCCACCTGCTCATCCTCATTGTCGCTGTACGGCGTTTCTGGTGCCTCCTGACCGTGGTTTAAATGATGCTGAGTGGATTAAAACTGGTCAAATGAGGTATTTAGGGGGACAGGCATGAAATCTGTTTATGTAATTGTCCCAGTTCAAAAACACCTTCAGGGTCAGCATGACCAGAGTTCACATGGGTCATGGTCTGGAGGTGCTGGTCAAGACATAACTAAAGAAATTTCTGAACATTTAAAAAATGTTTTTAAAAAAGGCGACAAAGAATACAAAATTTTTGGTTACAACATTTCTTTAGAATTGCAAAAACAAATTACTGCTATGGAAAAATGGGATGAAGCCCATGGCGTAGGCACAATGAATCAAGATTACATTTTGAGGATGGTAGCCGAAAGACAAGGTTTTACTGGTAAACCTAAAACAGTTAAAGCAGATGAGTTTGCTAAATTGCGTAAACAAGGTTATCAAGTGGTTTTTCGTGGAATTACTGATTCTTATGATGAAGATGGCAAATTAATTGCTACTGCGGAACAAATTTATGAACAATTCAAAACTGGTAATTATTATGCTGGAATTGGTGATTTTGGTGATGGCACTTATGTGACCAATAATCCAGCCCTTGCAACAGCCTATGCAAAAAATGATTATGACAATGGTGACGGGCAGGGTAGAGGGCTGGTTATAGCCATGTTAATTCCACCTGATTATGTAACTTTGCCTAAAACAAAGTTGTCTGCATTAACTAAAACAGCAAGAAAAAACACATTATTGGAAATAAAAGATACAACTAAAGTTTGGGCTGGTTCTACCGATGTTGGAATTTTAGCCACAGCACAAGGAGTTCAATTTTACACAACCAAAACTCCTGAAGGTGCTGGTGCTTCAACTAAATGTTTTAACATTTTAGATAGGTCGGGTTTAGTTGTTTTAGATACTCCGTATTGGAGTTCGGATTCTGAAGTTTCAAAAAATGATGATAATAATTTAAATAAAATTGTTATGGAATCTAGAAAACGAGCAAAACAATCTAAATCAGTTACGGGCGATAAAGCCGTTAAGTTATTTGATGAAATTTGGCAACCGTTATGGGATAATTTGGCTAATGTTTCTAAGCACCTTGCTGGGCAACATGACCAGAGTTCACACGGTAATTGGGCTAACGGTGACGGGTCAAATGAAATTAGTATTGAGCAACTTGCGTCAATAATTAACGCAAATAAACCATACGACAGCCTTGATGTTTGGCGTAAAACTTTGCAAGATGTTTTAAAAGCCACAGGCAAAACTGGTAAACCTACTTTTGGTGATACTTCACAGGGTATGGAATTTTGGCGAACTTTTCAGCAAGGTTCTGCTTTTGATTTGGAAACTTCAGACAACATTAGATTATCTGCTGAAGATAAAATTAAACAATTTATGGCTTCGGAGTTGCCTTACATTTCTATGGGTAGAAATGGCATTGGTCTTTATGGTGCCCATACGCAAAAAGAGGCTGAAATTTGGGGTTATAAAGGTGATGAAAAACAAATAGTTAAAATGGCTTTTAAACCTAATGCAAAAATTTTAACTATTCCTTCTTCTGAAGCAAACTGGGTATTGGCAAATAGTGGATTGCTAGAATCTCAAATTAATTTACTTCGCCATACGGCTTTAACAGATTTTCCAACAAGTTGGTTTTTTACTGACAAATTAACAACTAGAAATTTTATGGCTTTGGCAATGGGCTATGACGCAATTAATGACAGTCCAATGCTTTATGACCCAGCCGATAGAAGTTTGCCTGACCGAGAAATGGTTGTTTTAAATGCTGGTGCTTTAATTGTTCAAAACCCTGATGCAGTGTCTAAACACTTGCAAGGTCAGCATGACCAATCTACGCACGGCAATTGGGCAGGTGCTGAAGGTTTTAAATCTGCTTCGTTGAGTGACCTTCCAGCCTTAGACCTTTCAAGACTTGATTCAACAACAATGGATGCTAGAAATAATTATGTTGGTTTTGGGTACTCATGGATGAATGATTACCTTCGTAGTGGCAACATTGATGACACAGTTAGAATTATTTACAATGAACAAATTCCTAAAGAACAAGGAATCGCTCAAATTGAGTCTTTGAAAAATGCGTTGTATGAAACAGAAACAACACAAGATTTGACGGTTACTAGGTGGAGTTCAGGGGCAAGTCTTTTTAGACAACAAGTTTCTGCAATGTCTGAGGAAGACATTAATGGCTTGGTTGGGAAAACTTTTGAAGCAAAAGGTTTTACATCAACTTCTGCCCCTAATAGTGTGCATCAAAGCGTTAATGATTCATTTAAAGCGTCTTCAACAGTTTTTTCAAACATTCACATGCCAGCAGGTACTCATGGTGCAACAATGGGTAATGATAGAGAAGGCGAGTTCGTTATTGCTCCAAATACTACTTTTGTGGTTATGGGAGCAAAAAGGTTGGATAAAACTAGGATTGTGTTAGACCTTTTAGTGACGGGACAAGAAAATGGATAGGTTTACTGATTCTTTCTTGTCTGAAATTGATGGTGCCGAGGCTTTGCGTCATCGTAAACAGGCAGAACAAATTCTTGGGCGTTCCCTTTTATCAAAACATCTTGCTGGTCAGCACGACCAGAGTTCACACGGGTCTTGGGCTGACCATAACCTGAAACCAAATGATTATTCTTATGCTCCTAAACCTTCTAGTCAAGATTTTTATGCACAAGTCCCTAATGCTGGTCGTTTTGGTAGCGAGGACATAACAACATGGGTTGCATCTGACAATGTGGTTAAACATCTTGCTGACATTCCCATTGAAGAGTTTCTCAACACACCAATGATTCTTCCAACAAATTTTTCTAGTGGCATAAATTATGTATCTGAAGATGGTAGTGGACAATTTACTACTGCTAAACAAATCATGGAGGCTATCCACGACCCTAATGCTATTTTTAAACAGTCTTACTACAACACTCTTTGGGTTGATAAAACCAATTCTTCTTTAAGGTCTATGAATCCTGAAACTCAAACGGTGGCAGAAAAAGAAAAATTAATTAAACAGTATGCAGTAGTTGAAATCATGGAACAGTGGGATAAACTACAAAACTCTAACCCTTTGTACTATGCGTTAAATGATGTTGTCCGTGAAGATTTTGGGTTGCAAGATTCTTTTATCACTGGTCATCCCGAAAAGATTGCTCCTCAAGTTCAAAAGATTTTGTCTGAAAACTATGAAGTTTTAGAAGCAATTACTACCGCAATGTATGAAGAAACTCAAAAACAGTTTGCTGAAAAAGGTATTAAAGCGGTGACTTTATGGCGTGGGTTTGATGTGGCTGATGAAAGTTTGTATGGCACGGATTCTAAGCAAACTATTCGTATGCAACCTTTGAGTTGCTGGACAAGTAAAGCAAGTGTCGCTAAAACTTTTGGCAATGCTTTTACTAAAATTGTGGTTCCTGTTGAGAATGTTTTTTCTACTTATGCCACGGGCTTGGGTGCAGAAGTTGAGGCTGAACATGTGTTGCTTGGTGGTACGGTTCAAGCAAATGTTTCTGTTAGCCAACCTCGTTCTGCCATGGTTGGAATCATGAGCAATTTTGGGGGTTCATGATGAGTTTAATTATTGACATTGATGCTGGTAATAATGCTTTTTGGTTGCGTACTGGAATTACCAAACATTATTTGGGTCAACATGACCAATCTACGCATGGCAATTGGTCGCATGGTGCAGTTAACGATTTTGCTGAAACGACAACTTTTAAAAATGCTGTAAAAAAATTGGCTAAAACTTATGCCGAAAAAATAGATAGCGGTGCGCGCAAATACGGCGGTAGTCGCTCAGAAGATTTTTTAGTTAAAATTCTTCATGGTGACACTTTTGCTAATTCTGCTCTTGGAAAAGAGTTACAAAAACAAGTTAAAGACGCTTATCCTCGTGATGCTGTTTTTCTTAAAACTGGTGGAGTTTTTGATAACACTTTTAAAGGAGTCATTAATCCTGAATTTGTAACTGGGAAAGATTATCCAGTTGTGATGTATGAAGCATTGCTTCGCAGGGTGTCTGATGAAGTTGTTAAACAGGTTACTTTTGCTGATTTTGATTCTTTTGAGGAAGATTATCAAGGTTTTATTGCTGATGATTTAAGAACCATACAAACAGATGGAAAAGTCTGCATGGCAATGGATGAAAAATCATTTATTAATTTATTAAAAAGTGATGACCAAAGGTTTAAAACACAATTTGAAACAGGTACAAGCAATGGTTCGTACAGCAAAATTGGTCGTATGGCTGGTGAGTTGCGTGGGCAAAGCATTCCATTGTCGGAACCTGTTTCTAAAAGACCTATTTATGGTTATGTTTCCGAAGACAATTTAGATGAAAGTGTTTTGATTAATGGGCCTGAGCAGTATGGGGCTGTTCGGGTTGTGTTTAAAGATGATGTTAAACCTCGGACAACTATGACCGTTGGCGATTCGTTATCAACTGGTTGTGTCCCTATTTCTATGACTCAAGAAGAAATTACTCCTTTTGAAGCGTGGCGAGCGTCTGACAGAATTTTGTACAACATTGCTGAAGAAGAGGGCTGGAATAATCATAATTATGAAATTGGGTTTGTCAATGAAGGTTCTTATTTTGAAGCCCAAATTCATGATGGTGTTAAGTTGAGTGATGTTGAGGCTATTTACATTCCTTCAGACAGTTTTAATGACATTAGTCCCCTTGTTCCCAAGGGAATTAAGGTGGTAGAGTATTAATTATGGAACTAACCAAAGGTAGTGTTTACGCTGTAAGGGCTGACGGAGCCGAGTTGATTTTTGATTTCGTTGATGCTGACGGTTATCCATACGGGTATTTACGCCAGAAAAATGGCACAACAAGCACAGTTGGGCTATTTGATAAATGGCAAAAAGTTGGTAATTGGACAGTAGTTGATGCTTTTACCAAACACATGTCAGGACAACACGACCAATCCAGCCACGGCAATTGGGCTGGTGGCACAACAAACATTA